GTATTCATAACCACCCAAAACCAATACCGGCGCATAAAGGTCTGTCCCAGCCCCCCGCAGAAAATCTCTGATGTGAAAAACCTTTGGGAATCCCACCAACCAGACCTAACACATCATTTCTCAGTGAGCAAAAACGTCTTGGCCCTCCTGGATGATGAATTGTCCCATGTTGAACTTCACAATGATCAAGGGACCGTTCGGCTAATCCAAAAAAACATCTACACTGGGGCACGAGTCGAAATCAAAGAAGTTTCTGGGGGACTATTTGAAATTGCCGGGGACGATCTGGAAGAACTGCCCTTGGGTCTGCGGACGGCGGACTTCAAGGCCCTGTTTTCCTTCGTAGACACCATTACATTCTATCTCCAAAAAGGCCATTGGTTGTTTTTCAAAGACCATTCCAACACATTACAGGGTATTCTCTCCACTTGTATTTATGATGAGCTGTCTTATATTTCAAAATCCCAGGAGGGTTGACATGGGAGGCAAAAGCAGGAAAACTGGGGGCATTTCTTTATCCCTAATCAAACGTATCAAAGACGGGGGGCAGCACTTGGATAATGGGGAAACTGCTAAAAAGAAATGTGGGAGCAAAAAGCCAGGTGATGGATGGAATCCGTTTGGTCTTGGGGAAAAAGTAGAAGGGGGAAAATAACATGGGGCTGTTCAAGAAAAAAATGAAAAAAAAAGACCTTGAAAATGCATTGATTGCGAAGCACAAACCCTGTCCATTTTGTAAAGGGAAAATAATGATTGTGTGCTCCGTATATAGAAATAAAAACATATGGATCAAATGCGCCCATTGTGAATCAACCGGGCCGGCGGAACAAGGGATTATAGCTGCTCTCGCATCCTGGGATAGTAGATCATGAACAAATATCTCTCGTTGTTACAGACCCACGGCATTGAACCCAATTTTGAATGCAGTGAGGAGTTTTTTCACAGCGCCGGATGGAAAGAAGTACAAATCAACACAATAGAAGATACCACCTGTGTTGTGAACAAAGACGGTTCCCAAATTCTTCCCTCAATTACCAATGGTGGTGTGATTCTCAATGACTCCTGCTACATTGGATTTCCTGGAATGGATCGCGGCCCAATGCTGGACTATGAATTCATTTATAACCTTCTGCCTATGGATTTCAAATTTGAAGGCAAGGAATGGAAAACCACACGCAAGAATATGAGAAAAGCCGAGAAGGAACTGGGAAAACTGCGGTTTGAAATCGTCCCAAACAACGTGATGGACAACTCCGTATACAAACTCACGCAGGAGATGATTGAAAAAATGTTGATGGATTGGGGAGCAGATCGGGAAATGTTTGCAGCTGATTCCTTTGTGCATTACGCCCTACGGGGACGCAACCGCATATTTGTACGGACCCCCAACGGGGTTTTGGTGGCGGTACTCGCCTGGGATTTCAATTACAAATATGTCAATTTCCGGTTGTGTCTAGCGGCCCCGGTCCAGGGCCTATCCGATTGGTGCCGCATCCGTTTTCGGCAGCTGGTGGGAATGAAATGGCCAGGAATGCAAATCAATGATGGCGGAGTCTGTAAAAACAAAGGCTTGTATCAGTACAAGGAACGACTGTGCCCAATAAAGATCAACAAAATCTGTTCCGTATCATCCGTATCATAGGGAGAAAAAAGGGAGAAAAAATGGACTTGGAATTTGACTGGTCACAAAAAGGAATCATGTGGAGGGTCGAGGCACAGCCAAAAGAGTTTCCAAAGCCGGTAGGTGTTGCCTATTTGATATGCTTACGGACGCAGAACCCGGACAACAATTTTGTATTATTGTTTCACATCGAAACCTTCAGCAGTCATCGCCGGCAAGGGGTAGCAACCGCAATTCACAAAGAAATAGAAAAAATGTGGGAGCCCATCAGACTCCAGACAAATTCCAGAAACAAAGCTGTTGCCACCTTTCTGAAAACTCTTGGCTATAAGTATTCAAAAATTGAAGAAACTTACGTGAAATGGAGGAAAAAGATACGACACTGAATGATTATCAGAGGATTGCCAACTCAACCGCCATCTATCCGGGCAAAGGAAAGGTTGACGGGGTTGTTTACTGCGCCCTGGGCTTGGGGGAGGCCGGGGAAGTCCAAAACAAGGTCAAAAAGATTTTGAGAGACCATAATGGAACTATCCCCCCGGCGGTATGTCAGGAATTGGTTGGGGAACTGGGTGATCTTCTCTGGTACTGCGCCCAAATGGCTACGGAATTGGGTATCAATTTTGACGAAGTGGCCGGGGCCAATATTAAAAAGCTGAAATCACGCAAGGAACGAAACACGCTGCAGGGCAGCGGTGACAAAAGATAAAAGGGAGGAAGTCATGAAAGTTATTACATCAACACTCGCAGAAACACTACAAAAGGTAATGCCCGGAATCGGTAGGGACAAATTGGCCTTGGAAGGTGCAGACACGGTGGTGTTCTCCAAAACCGGCATGCACACTTACAATGATAATATCAGTGTTACTGTCCCATTCCCAACCAAGGAAATGACCGGGGCCGTCAAGGGGGAAAAACTATACCAACTGATTCAAAAAATCAAAGCCCCGGACGTTGAATTGGACGTGGTGGATAAACATCTGTCTGTTAAAGCCGGGAACATCAAAGCCAAGCTCAATCTGGTAGAATCCAGTATTGAAGAGATGGCCACGTCCCTCCATGATTTGAAAAAAGAGGACAACAAAAAACTTCCGGCCCAATTTCATGAAGCTTTAAAACACTGCAGTATCCGGGGAAATAGCAGCAATTTCGCCGGGGTGGTTGTGGAAAAGGACACGATGATCAGCACAGATCAGTTGCGTTCCAATTCCTACAACATGGAGGAAAAGATGACCCCGTTTTGGCTCAGTCAGCAAAATGTGGAGGAGCTTTTGAAAATTGACCAGAAGCTGTCCAAATTTACGCATTACACAATCGCGGAATCCAATATGAGCCAATGGATTCACTTTATTACTGAAGATGATACTGTGTTTAGCTGCGCCCTGAAGGATTTGAGTGTGTATCCAATTACTGCCCTGATTGACCAAAAAATCTCTGTTAGGCAGGAAGAATCCGAAATTGATGGGGAGTTCCCGGAAGGATTTGCTGAGGCCGTTGATCGGTGCTCCGTGTTCTCCAGCCAGAGTGAGAACACCGGGCTGGCCTTCGTCAGACTCACTTTGTCCACAGAGGGCATTGCCATCTCTGGAAAACAAGCGGCCGGGACGGCAGAGGAAACTGTCAATTGGTCCAAGCCCATCAAATTGGAAAACCCAATCAAGGTTTCTTTTTCATCTGATTTCTTGCTCCAAGCCGTAGGCAAAGTCAAAAATTTCTCCATCAAATACTTGAAGGGGAGAATCGCAGGCGGAACCAAATCAAAAATGCCTGTGGTAATGCTGCATAATCAACACTTCACCCACATCATTGCGGGTTTGGTGGATTAATGGCCGAACAGTCCGGTTTCTTTGATCTCGGCAGCGCAATAGCGGCCCCGCTGCCCACCCTCGCTAACAAAAAGAATAGCGGGGGTGGGTGTATGGATTGTGGACTGTATCGGAAATGCCGCAATGGTCGCATGCAGGTATTTGGGGAAGGGAATGCTCAAATATTTATTCTGGGAGAAGCTCCGGGAGAGGTTGAGGATGCTGAGGGTGTGCCTTTTGTGGGTCCTAGCGGAGAGCTGTTGCGGGAAACCCTAGAGGAGTTGGGCATCAGTCTCGATGAGGACTGTTGGTGTACCAATGCTGTTCAATGCCGCCCTCTTGATTACAAAGGGCGCAATCGCGCCCCTACAACCAATGAAATCAATCAATGCCGGCTCCGGGTCCTGCACCAAATAGACCAACTCAAGCCCAAAGTGATTATTCCGCTGGGCATCAAAGCGGTACAAAGTTTGATCGTGCATCGCATAAGTGGCCGATTGGGAAAACGCACAACTGAAACAGATTTTTACGGGGAAAACATACCGGACCAGGAATGGCAGACATGGATTGCCCCTACCTATCACCCGGCATATCTGCTCCACAAACGGGACGATGAAGGAAGGATTGACCCGGCAATTCTCAAAATATGGAGGTCCCATCTCAAGGCCTCAATTGCCCTAGCCAACAAAACCTTCCCTGTGATAGAAAATAGCCAAGACCGAGTATACACCACAACCAACCCGGAACAAGCTATTGCATGGATAGAATCCGCAATGGAATTTGAAACCGTGTCTGTTGATTATGAAACCTCAGCAATAAAGCCTCACAGAAAAGGGCAAAAAATAGTATCTGCCGCCATTAGCAACGGGGAGGAGGCCTGGGCATTTCCTTTTTTCCTGGACCACATGAAATTCCGGGAGGCGTGGAATAGACTAATGACCGCCCCTGGGGTTGGCAAAATCGCCCACAAACTGGATTTTGAAGGGGCGTGGACTTATTTCAGAGCAATCCTGATACCGGAGGACCTGGCACAAATCTATGACCCACCCCAATACGACATTTACCCCTGGGCATGGGACACCCTGCTTGGTGCTCACTGCCTTCAAAACAAAAAGCCAACCGGCCAAAAGTTCCTGACATATTGCCTTTTTGGTATTATGAATTATGATGATGAGATTGACCGTTATATTGTCACTACAAAAGATTCCCAGGACCTGTATGGCAAAAACACTTTCAACCGGGTAGATGAAGCCCCGATTATTCCGTTGCTGAAATACAATGGGTTAGATACCCTGTATTGCCATTGGATATACAAAATACAGGCCAAACGGCTCACAGGCCGATTCCTGCAAGGATTTTTGTTTCTTCTGGAAGGTGCCAATGCATTATCTATAATTCAGCACCAGGGCATACCGGTAGCCACGGAGTTGATGGACGATTCCTGGCAGAAGCTGTCCCGGCGCATTGAAAAATATATGGAGGCCGTGTTGGGCAGTGATGAAGTGGCAAAATGGCCTAAATATAAAAGAGCATTCAACCCATTGAGTCATCTCCAAATAGGGGAGTTGCTGTACACTATTCTCAAGCACCCTCTCCCAAATGGGGTTGAAAAGACGGACAACAAACATCTTCCGGTTGCGGAAGATGCTTTGCAAAGGATTGATACAGAATTTACTGACAATGTGTTGGCCCTAAGAAAATATATCAAGCAGCGGGATACCTACCTGGCACAGTATCAACGGGAACAGATCAACGGGATAATGTACCCATTTTTCAATCTACATATTGCGGACACCTTTAGATCAAGCAGTGACAGTCCTAATTTTCAGAACGTCATCAAGCGGGACCTATCCGCCATGAAAACTATACGCAGTCTGATCATCCCTAGCCGGGGCAACCGTCTGATTGAATATGATTTCAAAGGCATGGAAGTGTCTGTGGCTGCGTGCGTATTTAAAGACCCAAATTTGATCAAAGAGGTCTCCGACCCCACCGCTGATATGCATCGGGACACCGCTTTTGACATTATGTTCCGATCTCCGAATGACTGGGACAAATCCAGGAAACTGGACAAGGCGGAACGTCAAGCAGCAAAAAATGGGTATGTGTTTCCAACCTTCTTTGGTAGCAATGCCTATCAAACCGCCAGAGGGGTGTGGGAGCAATTGCCCAAGGAAACAATAGCCCGGATCAAGGATATTGGATCATATGAAGACAACCGGGGTAAGAAAATAAAAATCACAAACCTGGACGATTATACAGAATTTTTGAAACGATATGACCACATTTTTTGGGATAAACGATTCAGGGTGTACAAAGAAGGCCGGAATGCAATATACAAACAGTATAGGACCCAAGGATATATTGATATGGTGACCGGGTTCCGCTGTCAAGGGCCTCTCGATTATACCCAAGTGGTGAATTATCCGGTTCAGGGTCCGGCATTTCATATACTTCTATGGACACTAATTCACGCCCAAAAGGAAGGAATACAAAGAAACTGTCCCCGATCTGCTATAATAGGACAGATACACGATGCTGTGGTTGCGGATGTTCATCCAGCCGAGGAAAAGGAATTTGACAGAATCATTAACTTGTGCGGCACCCAGAAAGTTCGGGAGGCCTGGAAATGGATCATAGTTCCCCTCACAATTGAAAAAGAACGTTCTGAAATTGACGGGAATTGGGCCAATATGACTGAATCTGAAATATGCTGCTGAAGATGCATGACACGCGGTACCAGCTTGGTCGGGTGAGGGTGTTTCGCCACACCCCAGGCAACTCCTGCCTGCGAACCGCCCGGCCAAGACAAAACGGAGAAAATCATGACTATAGTTCTGCCGGATATAAACATTATTGAAGATATGTATAAATCCCTAAAAGAAGTGGAATGGTGTGAGTATTGTTACGTGTCTGTGAAGGATGTAAATGGTAAAAAGTCTTTGATAAACAAAAAGAACCAATGCCCATTATGCAAAAATATACGGAGTCAAGGTCACCAGGAAACCTGCAAAATGAATGTATTGAAAAAAATCGAGGTCACCAATGGGGATTAAAAAGTTCAATTTCACATTTGAGTTTCCAAATGGAAAGCGCATCGGATATTCAGTGAGGGCCAAGCATTATCTATCTGCATTCAAAAAGGTTCGCCGGTTCAAAATTTTTGATTGGCTGATGGATCATTGTAAATGGATGAAAATCACCCCGGAGGAAATAATCAATGAACAAAGAAAATAAATTTCAGATATACAAAAAATCCATTGCCAAAGGAATGGTCACCGACAAGAGAAGATTGGGCACATTTCCTCACCCACACTTCCCCGGACGTGATGTACGATTTGTGGAACTAAACACAGTGTTGTATGCCAATCTTCACGATTTCACCAGCGTTATTTATAAAGACCTCAAAGCATACTCAGCATATTCAAACATAAAAAGGCAGATCATTTTGAATTTGCCACCTATGTGGCACGGCACCGACTTTGCCCAGCTGTGGATGAACACCAAAGTCTGGAACAAAATCAATAAGAGCATAACCAAAGTCAAAAATCATTTGAATTGAGGTCTACCCATGTCACTTTATCGCAAATACAGACCGGCCGGATTTGACGAAATATTGGGAAATGAGGAACAGATTGCCTGTCTGAAATCCGCACTTGAGAGGGAGGATGAGGACCGTCCCCAAGTATATATCTTGTATGGTCCCCCCGGATGCGGAAAAACCACCCTGGCCAGGATTGCATCCCGCACCCTCGGCGCAAATGAATTATCCACACGGGAAATCAATTCCAGCAACAACCGAGGAATCGAGACAGCCCGACAAATCATCGAACAATCCACCTACGGCACAGCCAACTCCCGCGTCTGGATTGTGGATGAGGTTCACAACGCAACCAAGGATTGGCAGAATGCCATGTTAAAAGTTTTGGAGGACACCCCGGCCAATACGTATTTTTTTCTGTGCACTACTAACCCTAAAAAACTGATTCCGGCCATCAAGTCCCGGTGCTTTGAAGTTCGGGTTGCTCCTCTCCAGGAGGAGCTACTGTATAAATATCTGAGACGGGTGGCACTAAAGGAAAAGGCAGAAGTTCCCTCAGCCGTGCTGGAGGAAATATCCATCACCAGTGAGGGGCACCCGCGCCGTGCCCTGGTCCTGCTGGAAAAGGTTATTGGTCTGAATGACGAAAAGACCATGATGCAATTGGTCAGGATGACTGTGCCTGATGAGGAAAATGAGGACGTGATCAACCTCTGCCGTGCTCTTGCCTCTGGAAAATCAACCTGGGGGGAGGTAAAGGGACTGATCAGAAAGCTCGACACCAAAGAACCAGAGAGTGTGCGCCGTACCATTTTTAGTTATCTAAATACCTGTTTGATGGGCAACACTGGGGGCAAAAGACACGCTCTGACAATGGAATGGTTTGAGGAGCCCTGGTTTGATCAAGGAACGGCCAAGGGTAAACTTGTATTAAACTGCTGGAGGGCTATGCAACCATGAAAATCCGCTTTGATGGACCAACGTCAAACCCGTGGAGAACTAAAAGAGAAATGGTAGAAGCTGCCGCCCCCGACCTGCTCAAGCGTTGCGTGGCATTGTATGTCTTGGCCGCTGGTGTACCACTATTAAGCAATGGTTTTTGTCATTGGTATGGTACTAAAGTTGCTGATTCCAATACAATAAAACATGATAATAGGTGTGGGTACGCCGCCGAACTCCGCGCCACGGAATCTCTGTTGAGATTGGGGGGAGAGGGGAATGAATTTAGATATTAAAAAATGGGAAGCCGAGGTCAAATATTTAGAACAATTCAAAGCCCTCTGCGCCGAGCAGAATGAGTTGTCTAAATCGAGAGATCTGAAACTTGATCCCAACCTATATGTTCATTTTTCCTGTATAGGACGATGGAATCGCAAGGTTGGTTGCGATTGCATCCTGGGAAGGTCCTTCACCATCCACAAACTTGAAATAATTGATGAGGCTGGAAAACCGTACCCCTCATTTGAATTTGCCGATGATCCCAATACAGAAAAGAAGGGAGAAAATAATGGAACGAAACATCAAAAACGATGTAAGAATTGACCGCTTTAAATTGGAGGAAGAATGCGAAAAACAGGCCAGCTTGTATCATCATTGGGCAGACGGTTATGCAACTGCCAAGGCCCTAACAGATAATCTGAGGGTAAAAGAAAAATTTATCAGGGCCAAAACGGCCAAGGTCTTTAGAGAAAACCCCCCGGACGGGAAAAAACTCACTGAAGCCGGTGTGCAGGAACAAGTGGAAGTTCATGAAGATATTGTGGCGGTGGTAGCAGCTTTGAATGACTCCCTCGAAATTAAATATCATCTGGAGGCTGCTGTGGATAGTATGGACAAACGTGACCGACAATTGAACAATCTGGTCAATCTCTATATCCGTGGCTATTACCAAGGACATATCGGGGGGAAACCCTCTACAGACGCTCTACAAACAGAACAGCGACAGCATTTGAATAATCAAAAAACGCAAAACAATCCAAATCAGGAGGAATGAACAATGAAAAAAGTAGGCAGCAAGAGATTTCAAAAAAGTTTTGAGCAGAAGGACAAAGGGGGGGTGAAGCGCAAATCCGCCATCGACTGGGACAAGCTCGCCGGGGAAGACAAGCAGATTGAGTTTTTCAAACCCATCGTTGGCACCAATCGTTTCAACATCATCCCCTATGTTGTCCGGAGTTCCCGACATCCCCTAATTCAACAAGGGGAATTGGAGAAAGGATCATTGGATTATATTTTAGACATCTGGGTGCACACGTATATTGGCCCAGAACAGGCCGACATCACCTGTCCAAAAAAAAATTACGGGAAACCATGCCCGATCTGTGAAGAAGTCAGCCGGTTGTATGATCAACAAGAGTCCGATGAAGCCAAAAAACTTCAAGCCAGCCGCAGAGGACTTTACAACGTAATACCCATGTTGGGGGAAGACAGTGGAAAATTGATGGTTTTCAACTCCTCCCATTTCAAATTTGAAAAGGAAATGATTGAGGAAGCCAACGCCTGCAAAGAAGGTGAAGGCATTATCCCATTTTCAGAACTCGGCAAGGAAGGCCGCATTGTCCAATACCGAGTAGCTACCGAGAAGTTTGGGAAAAACGATGTCAACAACTACAAAAATTTCCAATTTCTGGAAAGGGATGAAGCCATTGGGGAAGAAATACTTGACCAGGTTATTCCCTTGGACCAGGGCATTATCCTGCTGACGTATGATGAAATCCACAAACTGTTTTTCGAGGGTGGAGAAGCTGGGGAAGACAAACCCAAAAGGGAATCAAAAAAAGAGGAATCCAAAAAAGACAGTGATACTGTTTCCGAGGACCCCCCAACCCCGGATAAACCAAAAGAAGAAAAGAAGGAAGTCCCCAAAGATGAAGACAAATGTACCCACGGCCATACCTTTGGCAAGGATGGGGATAAAAAACCGGAGTGTGAGGGGTGCAAACCGGTAAAGCATTGGGAAAGATGCGTGAAACTATCCGAGGGAGGCTGAAGTGGTTCCTGTTCCAGAATTTGTTAGACCGGGTGAAGCTGTCCATATTCTCAAGGAAAAATACGGCATCTACACCACTACGGAAAATCTGAAATACACCGGCAAAATCGTGGGGTTTCGCCGGACACCCTTGAAAGGTGAAATTATGTACACCTATCAAGTCCGGGGAATGGAGAATTGGGCCAAAATAATGACACATATTCACCCAAATTCGGTACTGCTTCAGGCCCTTCGACCTTCCAAAATCTGCAACAGCACCTTCCAAAATGGAATACGGTATTGGTTGAAAAAAATGAAAATCCCTGTCCATAAAATTGGCGGCAGAGTTTGTTTGTATAGGAGAGATTATGACCGTATCAAAAGACATTACCGACAATATAGCAGAATATGTAATAAATCCTGAAAAACCGGACGAACCCAAACCATATGCCCGTACCGGGTGTTTGCTCCTGGACTTGATCATTGGAGGAGGAAGGGGCCTGGGCATTCCGTATGGCCGGATTATTAATATCATTGGGGACAAATCCAGTGGCAAATCCTTCCTGTCCTCTGAAATAGTTGCAGCAAACTTTCATGCCCCCAATCCCTTCAGTTGGAATTATGATGATGGAGAAAGCGGTTTCACCTTTGATTCTCCAAGTCTGTATGGATTTGAGATCATGCACCCGGAAACGGTCACAAGCAAGACCGTTGAAAAGTTTGATACCAACCATCGTAAATTTGTGCGTGATCTCAAAAAGGATCAATTTGGCATTTACGTCTTGGACACCCTGGATGGAATAAGTGACGATGACAAAGAATTACGTGCGGAAAGGCGGCAAAAGGCTGCTGATGCCGGTAAAGAGTTCAAAGAAGGCACTTATGGGATGGCCACACCCAAATTCTTAAGCCAGGAATTTTTCAAAACTCAGGCCGGATTGATAAAAGAAAAAAACAGTTTGTTGATCATTGTGTCTCAGGTCCGGGAGGACATAAACCGAATGCCCATGAATTTCAACAAATGGATACGCAGTGGAGGAAAAGCCCTTGACTTTTACGCCCATACATGTTTATGGCTGGCCAATGTAAAAAAAATCAAAAAAATGGACAGGGTGATTGGAGTAATAATCCACGCCAAGACCACAAAGAGCAAAACACCACGACCATATCGGGAATGCCGATTTGTATTGTATTTCGACTACGGTATTGATGACATCGGCAGCAGTTTGGATTTCCTGTTCGACCTCCGGGGCAAGGATGGGGAATTGTTAGGAACTGCCAATGAAATAACCTGGGACGAAAACAAAAGGGGTATGGGTAAAAAAACCACAGATGCTGCCAAAGGATTTCTGCAAGCAAAACATTTGTACAAAGAATGCCGAGACGCCAGAAAAACGGCCGAAAGCAAAACCGATCTTTCTCTTGCCTGGGTAGAAAATTGGGTAAAATCCCAAAATGAAGACATCCAGAAGGGGTGGGAGGAGTATTTTGGGGACGTTTACACCAGAAAAGACATGATCAAAAAGATCGCGGAAAACTTGGAAATGAGAACCGAACTGGAAAAACAGGTGATTGCCAAATGGGAGGACCTAGAAACAAAGGCCTCCAGCGGTCTGGGAAGGAAATATCAATGAGTACCCCCATCGGATTGATAGAAGAAATGAAAATCAGTCGAAGCTGTTTATTTTCCAGGCTGGCTATTTATTTGGACGCAGTGAAACGCGGGGAACCAAGAACAAAAGTGCTCACGGAAACCTACAATATAATATCCAAGAATGAAAGGATTTTTCTAATTGGAATTGCATTTGAAGCCCTTAACAAAGATATGGATGTTTTAAAATCCGAAACCAAGGAGGAATGAGGAATAATGACGAACAAAATATATATCGGAATTGACAACGGAATCACCGGCTCAATCGGGATAATTTATCCAATTCCTCCGGAAGGGATGGGTGGGTGCACCAACTTTTTAAAAACCCCCATCAAATCTGAGCAATCCTACACCAAGAAAAAACAGAACATATCCCGACTAGATTGCCTGAAATTTATTGCTCTCATGCGCACAGCTTCTCAACCTTATATTGGACAGGCACTGCATACAATGGTGCTGATAGAACGCCCATTCAGTGCCCCCTTGCGGATAAAAGCCATGTTGTCCGCTAATCGCTGCCTGGAAGCCCAACTGATTTGTTTAGAAATCATTGGGCTGCCCTATCAGTATGTAGACAGCAAAGAATGGCAAAAAGAATTACTGCCCCAAGGGACCAAGGGAACTGAAGATTTGAAGAAAGCCAGCAGAGACATAGGCATTCGGCTATTCCCGGACTGGGAACATGAAATTATTCATCAAAAGGACGCAGACGGGATGTTGCTTGCCGAATGGGGCCGCAGAAAAAATCTTTAACAATCTGAGGGAAACGAGGGATAGAAAAAATGATTTCAAGTCTGCAAATTCTTAATTTTCAAAGCCATAAAAAAACACACATTGAATTTTCCCCAGGAATCAACGCTATTATAGGAGCCTCTGACCATGGCAAAAGTGCAATTCTGCGGGCACTCCTCTGGGTTGTATACAACCGCCCTATGGGGGATGGGTATGTATCCAGTTGGGCCAAAGACAAAAAAGGAAAACTTCTCAAAGAAACCTCGGTGGTTGTCCAAAAGGGGGAAAAGTCACTGGCCCGGATCAGGACAAAGGATTTCAATGGGTATGTGTCTGGAGAGGACCGGTTTGAAGCCCTCCGATCAGAAGTGCCAGCCGTGGTCAAAAGCTTTTTCAATCTCACCGGGGTGAATATTCAGCGTCAACATGACCCGGCCTTTCTCCTGTCCTCCGGGGGCATCGAGGTTGCCAAATTCTTTAATGAAATCATCAAGTTGGATCAAATAGACAAGACCCTGTCAATCGCTGAGAACAAACGCCGGGAAGGGATGCGGGAACTGCGTCAGCATGAAGTAGTCCGGGATAATCTAATTAAACAATTGGAGCAATTCGACTGGATCGAAACTGCCGAGATTGCTCTGAACAAAGCTGAGGTGTATAAGACCAAGCTAGATGACAAGATTCAGCAAAGGACCGAACTAGAAAGGCTCAGAATCACCCATACACAAGCCCGGTCTGTGATTATTAAAAATCGTTGGGTTGATGAAGCAACTATATTGTTGAAACAAGTCGATGAAATCAAGAAAAGCAAAGACCTTGCACAAAGATTGCATCAAATCCTTCAATCACTTTCAGAACGTCACCACTTCGCCACCCAACTGGTGTCCGGGTTCGACAAATGGACAGGATCGGCTCAGAAAAAACTAGATGAGGTCGGACTGCTGAAAACACAGAACATCAAACTGACCCAAAACCTACAGGACCTGAAAGGAACCCTACAGACCTATCAAAAAGCCACCAATATAGTGGCCACCTCAACAAATATCGAACACGCGGGGAACGATCTTGAGAAAGCCCAAGTGCTTCAAAACAAGATCAATAAATTGAGAGCAAAACACTCTTCAGTAAGCATATCCCTCAACACCTGGAATCATACCAGCGAAATTGTAAAAAATCTGAATCAAGATATTGAGATGATCCGGGCAGAACTCCCAAAAGTCTGTCCACTATGTAAACAAAAACTGCCCGTATAACTGTATAATTAGAGGTTGGGATGCAAAAACTTGACGGAGATGAACCCAAAACAATTGATGCCATAAAAGGACAAATCAAGAAACCAAAGAAAAAGAGGGGAAACTGATATGCTAAAATACATAATCACGGCCGACTGGCACTTGACTTACCTCCGGCCAAAATGCCGACTTGATGAAGATTGGGCAAAAGCCCAACTCTATCACATCACTCAGCCCTTTTTATTGGCCAAGGAGCATAACGCAGAAATAATCCATGCAGGGGACCTATTTGACACTGCTCGACAGCCCCCAGAAATTACCAATTTGATAAATCTGGCCAGGGAGGCAGCCGGATATGAAGGCACTATGCATCTATTGGCGGGGAATCATGATCTATTACACCACAACCCCAAATTACTCAACTCATCCTCCATCGGTATTATTGGGTGGTGCCGGGGAATCCGTTTGATCCCCAATACTGGAGAATTTCCCCACTCGATCCTAGTCAAGCATATTCTTACATTTCCAAACAAGGAATCAATGCCAAAGATCGAGGCCATTGAATCCAAAGCCACTACGGCTGAGGAACTATTGAAACAGTATCCCAAAAAGCAGATCATTGTTACCGGGGATTATCATCATTCGTTCTGTTATCGAAGCCTGGAGGGACGCATGGTAATCAATCCTGGATGCCTCAATCGACAAGACGCGGACATGAAAAACTACGTCCCCAGTGTGTATTTGTTGGAAATCACCGAGGACATCGAGGACGGGGATTTCAAAATTGAACCCCTGTACATTGATGATGGTCTCCATATGATCACTGATGATCATCTTAAAAAAACTGAGGAACGGGAAAACCGGATTGGAGCCTTTGCTGAACGCCTCAAAACTGGAAAAAAGGGGATGACCCTAGATTATTGGAAGAATGTAGAAAAAGCTATGCTCAAAACCGAAATGACTGAAGTGGTAAAGATTATCATCAATGAAATAAGGGAGGAAGCACATGAACGTGGAACAGTATGAAAAACTGCAGAAAAAGCTGGCAGAAGCACTGAGCAACCGAGACAAGGCCAAAGGGGTGATTGAGCAGATTGAGGCCCAATGGAAGGAAACCCACAACCTAAAGGATGCAGAAGCCGCTGCTGCCAAGATTGAAGAACTGATTGGGCAGATCAAAGAGACTGAAGAAAAATACCAAAAACTGCTGGACAGCGCAGAGAAGTTGATGGAGCCCCAGAGCAATGAGTGACATTCTGGCCCTCCGATCAAAGTTGAATCAATCCATTGGACAAAGTAATGTATTAAAAGCCCAACTACGCACAGCTAAAGTTCAACACACCTATTGGAAAATCCGGTTGAACGGTCTGGAACTGGCTCAAGTTTTTTTTCAACAAGTGGCCAAAGACACGCAGGAAATCCTGAGATTTCAAATCACTGATGTTGTTCAGGTGGCCCTGGATGTGGTATTTCCCAGACAGTATGATTTCAGTGTGGAATTTGTTACAAAAAACAACAAGACCTTTGCTGACATTTATCTGCTCAGAAATGGGGCCAAAATTGATCCCATGGATGCCTCCGGGGGAGGAGTAGTGGACATCATCAGCTTTGCACTCCGGCTGGCAGCCTGGACATTGTCGACCACAGATGATATGATTATGTTTGATGAGCCATTTAAATATTTGTCCAACGATTTACGGCCGGTTGCTGGACAAATCCTTTCGGACCTGTCCCAAAAATTGAATATCCAAATAATTATGGTCACTCATGATGAAAACATGATCGAGATTGCGGACAAGGTCCATGATGTCAGAATAAATAATGGAGTCAGTTCGATAAGAAACTGACAGCCTATCCTATAATACCTTTAGAATAGGAATGCGGTATGGCGAACAGGATGGGAAACAGCCCAGCATCTATACATAATGTTGTTTGGAACTGTACCACCCCAACATACCTGCGGCCTTTGGCAAGCCACAACAATCCGGAGTAGGCTAATGCCAAAACGGTGGGTGGACTGGGTCAATTCCACTCAAAATTAATAAGCCCACATTATATGGTTGACGTGTCGGTGAAAATCCGGCCATTCCTATTCTCCCAATCAAGGAGACAAACGTGGACAAAAGATCTTATGAAAAAAAAATCAGCCCCTTCCTCAGATACGAAGCCCAAATCAAAAAAGCAGAAAACTGGAGAGACATACATAATATTTATTCCAAAATCATAGTAAACCTGAACATTTCTTATGAGGAAATGAAAAGATTGGAAAATCTGATAGCAGAAAAACGCCGAGGAATGGAGAAAAAACAATGATTGTCAAAAAGATCAATTGGAGGAACTACCAACACGGCATCATGGGTAGAATTGAAGAATGCATTCTTTTTCGAATAGGTTACAACGCAATGATTCCCAAAGGAAATCCAGATAATGAGCCATCATATGTGATATGTTCGCATATTCCATTCATTAAAAATGTAATCCTGGTGGGGTCTTTGGAAGAAGGCAAAGAGATTGCCGAAAAAGCCCTGTATTTCGCGATTCACAAACTCTTGGAGGGGGATGGGAATGAAAAGTCAAGCCAAAAGCCGACACCGGAAGAAAATCAAGAAAAGACAGAAGAAGATGCATCAGCAAATGAAATATCTGATCAAAAACTCAGAGGAAAGGAACCGACCAAAATACCAACAAAATCAGATGCTGAATTGGATGCTGATGACCGTTTTACGCAGGAATAAACACAAACACTTGCCGCCTTTGCTTTGGTAGAAGAAGCCATGCATTAAACATGAAACATGTTTGAATAAGATCAAACAAACTCAAAGGGGGAAAAACACAATGGCATTATCCACGCAGTACAAAGGAACGTATCAAATGAACAGAGTTCATGAAATGCTTCGTCACGGGGGACCACGCCGAGGAGTAACCGCTGTGCAGTTTGTGCGCAATTACATTCTGCGCTATTCCGCTGTCATTTTCAAACTGAAAGCAAAGCGGCACCTGGAAATCGAGACCCAACCCATCAAAGGCAAACCATATTGCCGTTATATCCTGAAGTGGGAACCATGAAAAATTTTCTGATTGTATTGCTTTCCTGGATACTCGCAGCTCTGATTTCCTGGTGGATAATTGTAGACCTTACCAAAGCAATAAAAACTTCCAACAAACACCTGGGGCAAATTTCTAACGATGTTCATGAAATTATGATGAATTACACAGATGAATGTGAGGCCCGTGGCTTTATTATTGCCAGACCAGAAAAAGACGATGAAGGAAAAAAATAATGGGCCCGTCCAGGTGTAATTACTGTGGATTGGTTCATACGGATGTGAACAATACTGGTGTGAAATATTGCCCCAACCCACTATGCCCCGGTCCGGGAGGGGAATGGTCCAGAGTTATCTTGGACAGTTATATAGTCGGAGATGACAATCAAACAACAACTTTTGACCACCGGGAACATTTGGCAAATGGATTAAAAAAATTGACTCTGGTGGAGGACAAGGATATAGTATTATCAGGGTTGAAGGCAGCTCAACAGCTTCTTGATAAATGGAGGGTGGAGAAATTCATGGAGATTCAGAGCAATGAGTGACATTCTGGCCCTCCAAAATAATTTTCATTAAATTGGGTATAAACAATATATTTTAAAGGGGACAGAAAAATGAGGAATTGGAAAGGGATTTTAAATACAATTTTGATATTAATGGTATTAATTAGTGGGTGCGGAACAATGGGGGGACCTTTAAACCCCACAGAACCCCTAATATTTGGAAATGCTTCTCATGATATTCGTACTTATGAAATTATATACAAAATCACTGGAAATTTTGAACAATGTGGAATTGTTTATAGAAATGAAAAAATTGAATCCGTTTCTGGGATAAAGGCTGTACCGGGTTGGACCCATACTATAAATATTACTTTTGATTTCACAAAAGAACCTTACAAAAGTATGTCCCTATTTTTACTTGCCCAAGAACAAGGTCCCGGAGGTAACAACAAAAATATCACTACTGAAATTTGGGTAAATGGCCAACTTCGATTTACCAACACTGACTATGGAGATGATGTTGTAGTAATATCATCAGGTCCGCTCAGCCGGTTTCAAAATTACAAAGAATAATTAAGGCAGCAATCTGTTTAATGTTGTAGCTGGAATACCACATTTAGTCCAAATATGAATCCCATCAAAAAAACAATGTTTTGGACTTGTGCCAGTAGTCAATGTTGCCACAACAGTATCATTCCTAATATCCAATTGGCTAATAGTTCCATCTACATGATTGGGAATAAAAATATAAATTCCATCAAATCCACCAATACCGGGTCCGGTTCCGAGGCCCACGGTATTAACAATTGCATCGGTACTTATGTTTATTTTATCAATGTCATTAAGTATGCCATCCACAACCCAAATAAATTCTCCATCCCAAATGCAGCTGATTGGAAGTGTTCCCGTGGGAATCGTTGCATCCACTACGTCGGTTGCAATATTAATTTTTTTTACGTGGCCAGCAGTGGGAAGAGCGATCCAAATGTGGGTTCCATCAAATGCCAACCCATAAGTGACATTACTTCCCAGTACAACTGTGGCTTCAATAACCAATGTAGATGGATTGACTCGGTGGATAGATTGGGTATCTGCTACCCACAGCTTTGTCCCATCATAAATCACTCCAAAATTGGTAGCAAATCCCACAAGTTGGGAATCAACTACTGCAAATGTCTCTGGATCAATTTTAAATAGTGCCGTGGCGCCAGCCACATACAAAAATTCCCCATCATACGCCATCCCCCTTGATCCCATACCCAAATTTAAAGACGTGGAATATATTCCAGTTGCGGGATCAACTCTATCTACCTGGTTATCTCTGGTAATAAATACCCACCCATAAGCATAAAATAGGTCTGTTTGTGCCCCCAACAATGCAATAGTTGCGTCTCTCCCTGGGGAGTAATCCAATCCCAAAGACAGGGCCATCCGCAAATCAAACGCCGTCCGTCCTCTAATATCATTAACTTTACCACTCGTAAAACTGGAAAAATCAGAAACCAGTTTTGTCCACCAATTTTGATACTGATATGGAGGTCTTTCAGCTATCCATCCTATGTCTTTTTTTGCCTCGGAAGGCTCTGTAACAACAGCCCCGACCCCAGTTGCAAATCTGGGCAATTTTGGTGGTTTTGGGTATTTTGGCATGATGATTTCCTCTCTTTATCAAATTATTGTAATGAAATGTATATTCCACCGCTACCTGGACTGCTTAAATCATCAAATCCCGCAGGGACTTCCCCCGGCTGGGTAATGTAATCCAAAAACGCAAATGGAGTTGCGTTGGAAATAATTGCAATCAGCGCAACCTCTACCCCTGCGGGAATATAAGTTTCCAATTGGGTCTGAGTAACAATCCCATCAGTGATAATAACGAAAGTGGCCGGGCGTGTTGGGTAGTCCGGAGTGTATTGGGTATATGTCGCCCCAAAAATCAGTTCCAATACTGTAATGATTTCTTCAGGTGTTCCGCTGATGTTCAATAAAGCTTTCTGAAGGATCAACTGCCGATAATCCGCATCAATCATTCCGTTGCGGTCAGCCTTCCATATTTTCCCTAGGATGTCCAGCTGCACTCCCTTGGCGGAGGACACTAACCAGAAATTGTCCCGGACTTCAAAAATACCTGTTTCCAGATCGTTGATCAATACACCGTTGACTTCCAAAATGTTTTTTATATTGGGACTGTTTTTGTATTGCTCAATCAACAATTCCAATGCCATCCCTGGATAATCGGTTTGTTTAATCAATTCAGTCATGGTAACACCGCCACCATGATATTAGCAATATCAAATGTTGCCAGCTGCCGGGAAACAACAGTGATATTAACCGCTGCATATACCGGGGTGTGTAATGGGCTCAAATCCGCATCCAGTGTTATCTCAATATCAGCAATGCCTGAGACAGTATAGACCGGAATGCTCAAACGCTGTCGAATAACGTCATCCCCAATTTGAAGATTATTTTCAGCCCAATCCACAATTGCTTGTTTGATTAAATCGTCTCCATTTGATGGATAGGTTTCTTCTGTGTTAAAATTACGCAACACCTTCACAAATATGTATAGGGGCACTGGCCGGTTGAATTTCACCGTCTGGAGATTTCCTTGGCTGTCCGTTATTATCACAACTTCTGATCCAAAGCTTTCAATACCGGCCGGCTGGTTCTCCCAAATGGATTGGGCAATGTCTGCGTCAGATCCCCCGGACACCACAGCCTCAAAACTCTTGGCTGGCCGTCCCTCCGAGTCTGTGATCAATGTACGATTGCTAGTCACCCCAACAAAAGCCACGGCATCCACTAATTCCAATGCCGCCCGGATTGCCTCTTCAGTGGCCTTCCCTTGGATCAAATTACGCTCCCGGCGCAGTCGCAGAGCCTCATCACTTTCCTCTGTGATTCCGGTTGTCCCTGCGGCTATATTATTAACAGAGTCCCAACCAGCAACCGGGGTGGAAATAACCGTCAAAGAATTGGCCGGAACGGTGATGACTCCGGCATTATCCGCCACAAAATCCCCAGCACTGCCCAATATGGTTAGGTTTAAATCAGCCCCAAATGTGGCTCCAAAGTCCGTTTCTGACAAAGTACGCAATTGCCCATCAACATTGCTGAACATCCCGGCTGCTGGCCCAGAGGCATCGGCAATAAGAGCGTTTACAATTGCATTAGCATCGTCCCCAGCACCAGAAGTGTAATTGAGTGTTTCACTTACAACCACCACTCCGCCAATCGGAGTCCCATTTGTAATAGTAATGACATAAACCACAATAGAACCCAAAATGGCCGGGGTCACGTACAGGTCCCGCGCCGCCGTTTGAGTAATGGTCACATTGCTTTCCAGGCTGAATAACTCCGGGTTGGCTGGGTCCGTATCAACTCCAACTGTACGATGGACCTGTTTTCCCGCAAGGACGATAGTGCCCTGCGCCCCATACAAAAACACATCATCAATCCGAGTGGGGGTGGCCGCCAATCGAGTGGTGCCGGTTTCCCTAGCAATAAAGTCCAGACTAATCCCGGTTGCTGAATCCGGGTCCCGGGAGGTGTAAATTTCCTCAACCCCTTCCCACCAGTTGGCTGCTGCTTGAGAAGTAATGCCCACAAACTGACCAAATACGGAATCCGGGTCAAGGTCAATATCATTCCCAAATCGGGTCTTGTATTCATCCTCGATCTGGGCTTTCAACTCAGCTAAAGTGGGCCTGTCCAGCCCGTCTGGTGTTACATAAATCTCAGACATGTTGACACCTCAATTGTTTATATAGTATTTAAACAAGCGTATTCTCCAAAATGGTTTGAAGCGTTTTCATTGTAAACCAGAGCCGCATTTATTTCATCAACAAAAAGACCCAAATGTTTTTGTCTTCCGCAGATATTGATCTGGGACAGCCATTTTCCAGTGGGTCTGTGCCAAGTAACCCCTTTATATTTGGACAATTTATTCTTTCTTTTTTGGACTCTTTGGTTCATACTGTTCTGACTTCTGGTAACGATTCTCAGATTTCCCCTTTGATTATCCAATTTGTTGCCGTTGATATGGTCTACTTGTTCATTGCTACCATACCCCGGATTTCTGGATAAATTTAAAATTTCACGGTGAAGACATATGTTAAAAGTCTTTTGTTTGCCATTGATTCTGAAATATTCATATCTTACAACATATCCCCACCTATTTAAAAACCAACGATGTTGATTGGTTCTTTCATAATCAACATCATCCATTAAAGTTTTTCCAACAACCTTATAAATAGGATTTTTATTATGATTATTATTGATCCTTTTATAAAGTAAAATCACAGACATTATAGTGTGACCCCCACTGTGATAGTATTTCCAAATTCATCTACGGCTTCAATCCCCACGCTAAAAGTCCGGCTGGCTGCATTAAACTCGGTATTAAATTTGGATATTTCCTTGATCCCCTGCGTTGAAGCAACCCGTGCCAACAATACATTTCGCACATCATCCAGGTCCGGATTGGTTTTTGAATTGAAAATACGTCCATAATAATCCGTGCCGTTCTCCCGGTCTAAAAACCATTCATTTTTGACTAAAAGTAATCGAGTTGTCAGCTTTTGAGCCAAAAACTCCACTGTGTCTGCTGTAAATTTCAAATCCCCAGCCACAATCACTAAATCATTTGTGTCTTTGTCCACTGCCAAACTTCTTTGAGTTGCCACGCTATGCCCCCTTCAGAAGCAAAACAAATCGCTGCCGTATTGCCTCAAATGCTATCACATCAGCCGGAGACAATACTTGATTGGTAGAGGTTCCAACGGTATCAATATCCTTTATCTGTATAAGCAAATCATTGATCAATATGCCCAGGTTTTCCATCTGATTTTTTATCTCAAATAACCCCTGTGCGTCAATTGACATTGTCGCTGTACTGGACGGAATACCCCTTGATGGATAAACTCCAGGAACGCACACCGCATCGGTTAGGGAATGTCTGACATTGTCGTCAGCGCAGACTACGTTCTTCCCGTTGCTATTCAGATAATTACCAATACCCAATTCAGAAAACAACAGCAAACACCCATCCCCGGCCTTCAACGGCCAGGTGAGAGAAAACGCGGACGCGGTTGGGAAAATAACCGGGACATTATCAATTGCAGGCAACGGAATATCCACTGATTTTGCATTTTTCATTTTGATCATAGGTATGACTTTAGCCAACCGAATATCTGCATCAAATGTATCAATTTTGCCTGGCATGGATGTGTGCACCTGCTCCAGCCGAGTATCCATAAACAATCTCAAAACATCGTTGATATCTTCCCTCATTATGCCACAGCCTCCCCAATTGCATCAAACGGCCCACCAAAATTATTGCCCTTGAAATTCACTTTCTCTACCAAATAAGTTCCATTTACCGACGAATTTACGCCAGAAATGGTAATTAATCCATTGGGCTGGAGCTTCGGATTGAGTAATGAGGCAAACCTGATCCGTTTTTTGTATTCTTCAGCTTTGTCCCCAATTTTGTCCTGACGATTCGTCACATCAACTTTTAACAAACCGGAATCTGGCGTAAGCAGCACAGTTTCAAAAGTGCTTTTCGGGGTTCCCACCCTGTAAATTATAACCTCGGAATTGTCAACGAATAAATCCAAACTATGGGGCCGCAAACGGTTTCTCAGATCGGCCAATCCCTGTCTAGGTGTTCCGGCAAAGGCCCAACCATTAATCAGCGTCAGATTTGCCAAATTGGCTTGTCCATTCACTGCCAATCCCATAACTGACGCAATTTCCTCGATAGGTTTTGAGATCGGCACACCCTTCGTATAAGACAAACTCACAGCCAACGATTCAAGAGAAGCCTTGGCAGTTTGCATCATGCTAACCTCAATGTCTGTGATCCAGTCTGCCCCAGTTTTCCGACTCATAGCAAACAAAATATTGCCAATGAATATCGTGGGCAGATTTCCGGATTGATGTTCATCCTCATACCCCACGCCCAGCACAACATTGTTACCGATTTTCAATATTTTATTCCTTGTAGATTCTTTGGCATTGAATATCCGGATTCCGGCGTTGTTGTTGGAAAAGGTCACAGACCGACGGACAGAGAATTGAATATCCAAATCGGACACCAGCAACCCCGTGCCGCTCTCTCCAATTTTCAATTCCACTAACCTATTCCACGCCATTGATCACCTCCCACTGGTCCAATTCGGCCTTGGTAATGTACAGTAAGTCCCATCCATTTCCAAAATTGTCATAGGTTATCTCATCCCCAGCGTTCTGGTCTGTCTTGATCATGATAAAATCCCCAGCAAAATTCGGTAGCAAGGCTTTGTGCGGTCGGAAAATGGGGGTTGTCTTTACGAGTTTCATGTTTTTCAGATCGTTGCCAGGAAAATTGGACATGCTAAAATCATGAATAAACCAAAACTCAATCCGACTATTCCATGTGAGTCGTAGTACTATCAGTTGACCCCCCACCTCAATAGTCTGAAGAAAATCCGCGCTCTGTTCCTGAAATACGGGTATTTTTTCTGCCATTAGCTTGTTATCCTAATTTGATTTTCTGTCAAATTTATTGGGTTCGCAAGAGTCCGTCCATTATCCGCAAGGGGAGCAGCTTGCCGATTTTGATCAGTATTCATATCCAATAAATTGATTGAAGCCTCGATCTGCACAGTACGCAATTTGACAATCCGTACCTGCATAAAAGAAATCTTAAAAGTCAAGGATTCCCCCGTCAATTTGTTCCTAGATGTGGAAATACCGGTTATTGCCACATCAGTGTACACTTTCAACCCGGTGGTGATTGTAACCAATCCCCGTTGTGAACGCAGTTTTTCCAGCTCGTTGAAAACGTCCAGCGCCCGGTTGCTAATATTTCCAGCAGACTTCAAACTAAAATTGCTCACAAAACCAGACAGGGAACCAGATTGAAAGGGCAATTCAATATGATCACTGATTTCAGAACCCTGTTCAAGCCGGTGGCGTGAAACTCCCACAGGAAGCTCGTGGGACTCCTCCAAAATCAGATCAAAAGTGATGGAATTGATCCCGTATTTCCGGCCCGTGTTGTAAAAAAGGGTTGCAGTTGGCACCCTATTCCTCCTAAAAACTGGCCTCAGTAAGAACTCGGCGCAATTCTATATTAAATTGCTGTTTCACCGCACTACCCACAGCGTCCCCGATCTCTGACGCACCCCCCGCGCCCCCTCCATTTACATTCACATCAACATTAATCTGACCACCCTTAAAAGATGCGTTTTTATTAGTGATCTGTCCCGGCTGCTCAGATTGCCGGAGAATACGCTGGACCTCGGACTCTCCCCCCACAGAGGCCCTACCACCGCCAGTAGGGGCTGGGGAATCCGCTTGACCGGTTGTGCCATTCATCAACCGATCCAATAACCGAACAAAGGGAAACAATGGTTTGAGTACGTTATTCCACAGGGAGGTTCCAAATTTCTTCAAGGTATCGTCGCCCATTATCCCAAAAGTGTTATTGAGTTGTGTGGCCAGGTCCAATATTGGCCTCAATCCACGAAAAACCATGTCAAAGAATTTCATAGCCGCCCGGAAGGCCTTGTCAAATGCGCTGAATAATATATCAGCAAACTCGGAAACAACCTGAATCCCTATATCCAATTCATCAATCAGAGGGCTGAGAGCTTTGCTTGTCATTTTGAAAAATAGGTTAAGAATCCCTCCAATTATAGCAAAAACTGGACGGAGTAGGGTCAAAATGAATGCTATTGTCTTACCTATTGGCGCAAGGATCACCCCCAACCCTCTAATCAATGGGGGGAGAATATCGGCCAGTATACGCACAATCTGCTCAAAAACGTCCCTCAATCCAGACTGTTCAAAGGCCTGATTGCTTGCAGCTTCCATCCGGGACCCAAACAGTTTGGCTGCACCGGTCATGCCTTTGAAGGCAATTTTGGCAGCTTTCTCGGCTGTGCCTCCTGAAGCCTCTATTTTTCCAATCATTTCTGTTAATACCGGGGTGCTTGTCGCAGCAAATGTGGAAATGGCACGGCCCGCACGCTCCCCGAACACGCTGATAATCTCACCAGCGTTGATCTTGCCCTCGGCCATGGCCTGGTTCAGCTCTCCAAAGAATTTGACCAGACCACCCTTGACAAATTTGCCGCTTTCATCTGTGAGGCCGTTGATATCAATGCCCAATTTGTCCATTGCTTTTTGTGCCTTGGGTGTTACCGCCATCAATCGCACAAACACATTTCTGAGCAATGTACCAGCCAGGGTTCCCCGGTTTCCGTTATTGGCTAGGATTCCAAGCAGCCCGGCCATCTCCTCAATCTGTACCCCGGCCAACGCGCCAGTGTTACCCACCGTGGAAAATGCTGATCCTAATTGAAGCACATCAGTATTGGAACTGGCAGCGGATTTTGCCAAAACATCATTAACCCGGCTCAATTCTTCCACAGCCAATTTGTTGCTAGTAAGCACGTTGGTGGCAATATCGGCAGCTGAAGCCAGGTCCAAATTACCAGCCGCAGCCAATTGGAGGGTTCCGGGAAGGGCACCAATCACATCTTTTACAGACAAACCTGCCTGGGCCAAGAACTTCTCAGCCTCGGCGGCATCAGCTGTACTAAAAACTGAAGCTTCACCAGCTTCCAAGGCCGCTTTCTTGAGCATCAACATTTCCTCAGCTGTAGCCAAAGTAATGCGCTCAACTCCCTTGAGACCCATCTCAAAACGGGCATACATTGCTGTAGCTTTCCGTAATGCGGCAATCGTTCCAATTACCGCAGCTCCTAGTCCAACAATTGCACCGGTGGCAAGTATCCCTCCCGCGCTCATACTCTGAAGTGCTCCACCAATCAGTGGGATTTGACCACCCATTGCACGCAATGGTTTCAACACCCCGGCAAATCGCTTCTCCAGACCCAAACTAAAAGCCTGAAATTTGCGATTGATTACAGACAAACCCAATCCGAATTTTTGAAGTGATGTCCGTGTGCGCTTTACCCGTCTATCAAAAGCACCTGTGCGATTTTTTGCCTTCTCAACTTGCCGGTTATAGGTCCTGAGCTTGGTCGAGTCCGTTTTGAAACCAAATTTTGTAACCAATTCACGGACGATCATATCTCAGTGGCCCTCTTTTCTGTTTTTGTTTTCTTCCTGGATCAGATCAAATCCACTTTTGGCATCTGCATAGTCCTCCCGCATATCCAATAAGGCATTGATTTTATAAACTTCACCCAATCCCCATGTATCCACCTCAACTGTTGACAATTTTAGGTCCATAATAATGCGCCAGTAGGGCCATTCTGTCTGCAGCGTGTTTGAAAGTTGGCCAACTTCCCCTATTCGGTCTTGCTGGGACTTGCTTCTGGCTCTGGCTCGTTTGAGAAAAACATTGTTTTGATTTCCTCTCCAATGTCTCCCATCTTTTCCAAAAGAGTCCCGACCTCGAAAGGGAGAAATTGATTGAACCGCATCACAGCAAAAATCAATTCATAAATCTTGGCTGGGCCTTCATCTTCAAAGGCAGATTCAAAGTGCACTTTGCTATCAATCTGAATCGGGGCTTTTTTACTCCCTGGAGGAAATTCAACTACAACCGGGGAACACAATTCCAGTACCAGAGCCTCAAATTCATCCCTTGAAAGGGAACGCAACCCCAGAGACAAACCCCCCATAAGGGTGTGCAAATGAAGTCCGCCTAGGCTTCCATCCACACTTTTTGAAGCCCCAATGGAGTTTAGAATCAATTCATTGATCTGCTTGTCCAAATGCAAAGCTTGTAGGGGGAAAAGTCGATGCAATTTGAACTTTTTCCCCCCAATTTTCAATTCATTACTTGGTGTTTTCATCCGTCCGTCCTCCTCAGAACACCATCAGATTTTTAAAGATTTCCGCCTGTGACCTTTTCTGCCGGGCCGGTAGCAAACACCCATTCCCGACCAGACAACACATCTGCGAACTCCACATTGGCGTCATTCTCAATCCAAGCTTGAGCCGCTGAAATCAAAGTGGTGCCATTCAAGTCCTTGAGTAACAAAGGCCTGATGCCCTTATTGGTCAATTGATCCGCTGCGTGTGCCTCCGATAATGCAGCATTGACCAGGCTGGTTTGTTTGACCGTCAGTGTGATGGTCAAATCAAGAGCGTTTTTGTTTACCCGATCCACCGTGCCGTCAGCTCCGCGTTCCTTTTCAAACGTGGGGCTGTTAGACCGTTCCGCATTGATAAAAGTTCCGGACGCATAACCGGTGATCAGGATTGCCCCAAACGTCAACACAACTTGCTTAGGGTCATATGTTCTAACAATCGGGTCTGGCATTTCGTTTTCCTCCCTTACACCGAGATAGTGCCGTTGATCAGCACTTTTTGAATTGCTCCCTGATAACGTGCAGTGAATTGCACATCACGCAAGGCACGAGCAGCCCGATTAGCTGCCAACGTATCACTGACTTTAGGCACCGTCACAACAATGGATTCCGGGTCCAGCAACCCCCGGTTAGCTGCAGTACGCAACACCCCGCGCACAGCATTCTCCACCAACGTAATACCTGGGTCCGTGTGGGGAACCTTGCGGTTGTTCAGCAACTGGGAATACACTGCTGTTTGAAGCTCGGACGTCAGCCAATCGGTTCCCCGAATAATGTCAATGTATTCTCCACCGATAACCCTACCATCCAACACAATATTCTGGCCGGCAATCAACTGATAGATATTGACATTTTTGCTTTTGGCATTGGCTTCCTGACCCGTTGTAAGAACAACTGTGGAAATCCCGGCCAGCTCTTTAAATGCCCAGGTCTGAGAACCCGGATCATATGGAAAAGCCTCTCCCATCATAGCCATCCACATCCACATAATATCGGCCACTGCAATCGCAGCTTTGTCCTGTCCCTCTGTGTGATAATTGACCACAGTGCGATCATAGCCCAAATCTTTGAGCACCGAAGCAAAATCTGTGGAAGCTGCGAGACCATCAACAATAATTACTGTTCCGGTCAACCCATTCAGATAAGTAGCAATTGAAATATCAGTGCCTACCGGAACACCAGGAACCGCCAACGCAGAAACCATGGAAGATGCTCCTGTGGAAAGGCTGGTGATTGTAATGCGTTGGCTAACTGTGTCATAGGAAGCCAGCGCAATCGCAGCAAACGCCACATTAGCATTTAATACCTCCGCAATGCCCGCTTTTGTAATAATGGAGCTAAAATCCAAAACAGTAATGTCTACTGACCCGGCTCCATCCACATCAATGGAAAATTCACCATCAGAAACTGCCTGAAAAGCTGCCAGCGTTCCGGTAATCCCGGTGGTCATGCTCCCGGCTGTGGCATCGGTTGGTCCATCAACAATAGCCGCCAATGAACTAGTGTACCCAAAAATCTTGAGTTGGGATTCTGCCCATGCCGAAACCTCTGACACCTCTGTTAGTGTGGTCTCCACGATGGTGAATCCGTACCAATCTTCAAACACATGCTGAATTGCCGTAAGGGCCTCAATCCAGTTCTCAGCCGCGTCTTTGCGACCGATCATAAATGTGCCGGGATTGGGGGACTGACTGAAATATTCCAGGGCTGCTTGATACACCTCATCAGTGGTCAACCAACCGTCAGCCAACATTCCATCCAGATCAGAATACAATTGATACCGACCATCTCCCAACAGAGTATTGACCGTCTTGGTCACCAGAAATTCAGCAATCACTGCTCCGCGCCCGAATCCGACAACTGTGGGAAATCGGGTTTCTCTGGTAATGGTTACATTTACAATATCCGAAATTTTAGCCATTTACTTTTCCCCTTTCTATTTTATTTTATCCCAATTTAGTTATGAGATACCCATCTGTCCCATCATTATCCCCAACAGCCACAAATTTTTCACCATCACTGCCAATCCCTCGCAAAATTTTATTCTTGGGGCCAAACTCCTCTGCCCAGATTTCTCCGTCTAAACTAAACACAATATAACCACTCTCTCCTACAGCAACAAATTGATCAAAAGCATAAGTAATTGCTTGCAAAGTGATTGCCTGTGGGTTCGCTCGTTCGGTCCAGGTTATTCCGTCTGGGGAGGTAATAATATAGGCATCATCCCCTGCACTATACCCCACTGCAACAAATTGACTGTTTCCCCAAATTACTCCTAACAAAACGGTATATAACGGATTAGCTTGCTCAGTCCAGGTTATCCCATCTGGGGATGTAACAATATATGCGTCAGCTCCATCGGCTATCCCAACTGCTACAAACAAACCATTTCCCCAAGTCACATCATTCAACACTTTGGGCTTGGGGCCGAAATACTCCGTCCAGGTTATTCCATCAGGACTGGTAATAATATATGATCCAATAAATCCACCAACAGCCACCAACAAATGCAAAGAAGGGCTCCAAGTAACCCCCCGCAATCGTCCATTCGCCCGACCGATCTGCTCTGTCCAGGTTATTCCATCTGGGCTGGTAATAATATATTCAATTTGTCCAGCATAAGGATCACCCCCTACAGCCACAAATATAGAATCATTCCAAATGATGGCGTACAATGGCAAATTTTTCGGATTAGCACGCTCGGTCCAGGTTATCCCATCTGGAGATGTGACAATATAAGCGTCCACACCGTCACTAACCCCAACAGCCACCAACAAATTCAAAGAAGGACTCCAAGCAACCCCACTCATGCCCAAATTTTTGGGGTTAACTTGCTCCACCCAACCAAGCAAGGAATGAGGGACGGCCACCGCCCTCCCATCAACATCCCCCATTATCTCAACCGTGTCTATAATCCCAGAATCGTACACCACAGCATCCGCAAATCCAAATCGGATTTCCAGCACAGCTTCCTTTTCCCAGTGATGATCCTGTAACCTGGGCAACTGCTGTATAGGTTCCTCGCCCCGGTAAAAAATCCCAAGGGTGTTCATAGTCTGAATAAAGTCCTGCCGCAGCATAGAGGAAATCAGCTTTTTCAACAGGTCCCCGCTTCCATTTGTCTCCCTGATTTCCACAACCCCCTCATAATCCGTTTTGAGTGTTGTCAATTCGGTTGTCTCATCAGGTGGTTCATAATCAGCAAAACCCTCACGATTGGTAACAATAGGGGTGTATCCTATTGTCATATACACATCCTCAGTTGTAGGAGATGGGATATTTTGATGGGACTGTACAATAACAACAGGAGTAAGGGGGCTGCCCTCATTAATCACCCCGTTGACCCAAGCATAAATGGCCTCATACAACTGAGTATACGTCATACTGCTCTGGCCTCCGCTTCTGACCGCAATTCCCCAATATATTTGTAATGATTAATCAAATCATTCTGAAACTTCCCCTCAGAAATGATTTCATAAAGATCACCCTGCCATTCCACCACATCCCCGGAAAACACTTTGCCCTCCGTGGAGACTTTCAACTGTTCACTAGAATAAATCTTGCGCTTTCCCAAATCCCTCCGCCCGACTTCCAGGGAATCAATTTCTTTTCCAATTGCCGGCTGAACAGACCCCTTGAAAGCACCTATGGTATATGTCTTGGTAAAACGTCCATATCCAGCATCTGTCAAGGAATACCGCCTATATGTAAGGGCTTTTGGAAACAACGTACCCATTTATGTCTCCTTGTGCGTGACTGCGTTGTGCATCTGTTTTGTATCAATCAACGGTTTGCTCGACCCCTTTGCCAATATAGTAGCTGGTTTCAGGGGTTGGAAATTGCCGCGCCGGATTGTTTGTTGAATTCTGTCTGTGTACCACTCACCTAACCTGGACAACCCACGCTTGAAACTGAATCTGCCGGACAACACTTGAGCATACAAAGAAGCCTGCACACGCCCGATTTTGTCTTTATTGTTTTCATACGTCTGGCGCATAAACGGCCTAGATGGGATGTTCATTTTCTCACTTCCATATTCATGGACCGCTGCCCGCGCAGCCAAATCGTCACTGGCATCCCCACCATGCCCAAAAATACCCACAACCGTTTCCGTACCATCGGCTGCCAACATTTCCCTCCTGATCTTTTTCCACCCCAAGTCACGATCTTGAATTGACATCTTACCAACATCCAAATAGATTTGCTGCAGCCGATCCGGTAACACCCATGGTCAGGGTTTTTCCCTTGCTCAACCCGATGAGCTGTTTCCCATAAGGGGTCAAGGACAACCAGTCCACAGACCCCTTACCGGTAATATTTCCATATGAAATGCTCAGGTCCCCTTCTTTTTTGGAAACAACCCCACCACCACTACCACCAGGAAAATCACCGGATTTATTCACTGTGATAGCATGTGCCGCCCGGAGCGCAATTGCCAGATTGTAGGAAGTACCGTAATTGCACACACTTGTCTGAAGTGCCGCCATTTCCAAGTACTTACTTTTGTCCGGGTCTGTTGCATAAACCGAGGCAATTGTGTCAAAAATTTCCGAGGCTGAAAGAGACATGATTCACCTCACATTAATCCTCCAGGTTGCTACCTCTACCTCGGAGGTCATCATCTTTTTCCTTTTGCTTCTTGGCATCGTAGTTTTCAACAACAGAAATCTGTTCTTTGATAGCAATACGCACACTGTCGCGTTCTTCCTTTTTGTTCCACTTGTCAAGAGTTTTGAGATCATACGTTTCTTTGACCATCGCCTCAGCCTCATTGCTGGGAAACGTTTTGAACTCCTTGACAGTTGCCACTTTTTCTCTTTTGCTCAATTCCCCTTCTTTTCCACTGGGGGTGGTTTTGATTTCAACTTTGAAATCACCCTTTTCGGTCAACCATCCCCGTTCCCGATACTTTTTCACTTGAACAAGGTCCATGACTTTTAGCCATGTTTCCTTCTTCACTTCGTTGTGACCAGGCAGCAATATCAACTTTCTATACGCACCCCTGGCCAGACTCCCCACAATAGGTATTGCGAGAGGCCCTGATTTTGGTTTTCTGAACAGTATTACCATCCTTTTCCTCCTTTTAAATACTGTTTTTAGATATTGTCCGCGAAAATCACAGACAAAGGATAATACACAATCACACCTGCGTGATCGGCCCAGACAATGACCTCGACTTCAAGACCATCTTGCTGAGGAGCTTCTTGACGCCGGGGCACAGGCATCTCTTGTGTGAGATGATCCGTATCCCGCACATAAGCAAGCATCCGATCCACAGTCGACCCGCCAGCGTTTTTCAAGTAGTCCAAAGTCTCCACCAGTACACCCGGCCGGTTGCGTTTGAAATACTCCAACACAGTCAGGTCACTGGAATCCGAATTGCGCATGGAAGCAATCAGCTCATATTGATGAACTGGTAGCAACAACGTATTCGGACGCTCAACTTCATTGGTGGCTTCCACCGGAGTACTGATCATGGCATTCATATCCACCAAAATCTCGGCAGAGGTTTTGCCATCCCATTGGGGAGCAGCCGGTGATGCACCATTGGGCACCGTGTATTCAAGAATACCCGGATAATCCAACAGTCCCTGGATGTTGTGAGCGGTACTACCAAACCACACAAGGCGGTCCATCCGTTCATCAACAGCCCGATTCGCGGCCTTGGCCCGACGAGCGTCCAACCGGCGGTTCACACGCCGACTCTCTTGGATTTCAAAAATGCTGTACCCATAAGAGCTGGCGATGTGCTTCACCTTGATGGTTTCTTCCTCACCATAGATGTCGGCACGAGGAATGTCTTTGGCATAATCACTGATAATTCTGGCGGTGCCAACTTCTGTGTACCGCCGGAACGTGATTTCACGTGCTCCAGCTCCAGCCTCGGTAGATACCGGAACCAGCTGAGCCGCTTTTAGCATACGCTGCTTGGTGTCGTACGATTTTGCCTTAATATACTCCAATTCTCGATTGAAGAAGGCTAGATCATTGCTGTCCAATTTCAATGTAGGTTGCGTCATCTGTTTTCCCTCCTTCCTTACGAAATTTTGGTTTGGGCGTCAACCTTAACAACAGCCAAATCGCCGCTGACGGGTACGCCCTTATAATATCCACCAACCGCTTTACCAGTACCACTGGCATTCGGGGTGAATTTGCTGATGTTTGCACCAGTGGCCTCAACCTTAGGGGCCGTATTGGAGACAATTGTGCCTCCATCCGTCACTCCCCAAATCCAGCCATCCACCAGAGTAGACACCATGTTTCCAATTGCGTAGTTGTCCCCCCGGCCGGTGACTACATTGACAACCGGTTCTTTATCCAACTTAATGGCAACCCCCAAAAACACAAGGTATTCACTGAGTTGAAGAGTCACTACCACCCCGGCCTGGGAAACTCCAAGAGTAACCACCCCGGCAACAGCCGCCGTGGCACCTTTGGTGGTGATCAACAGCGTTCGGTTATCCGTATCCGTGGAATCAAGGGTGCAGATGAACGTACTGTCCAAAGCCTCGATTGCGGTGACCAACAGATCCATCGTGGTATCATGATCCGTGGCAAATACCACAACAGCGTTCAGAGTATTGACTGTCACGGAAATGGAATTGTCCGTGATCAAATCAGCATCAAACACCAACTTTCCCTGGTCAATGTGAAGCAGGTGTGCATCGTCTGCATCACCTTCGTAGCCAAAAATGGGATACCCCATAGGGATAATCTCTTGGGCCACATATGACTCTATTCTCCGGGAAGCAATACCCCACAAAAGGCCAGCACGTACTTCCTCCAAAAACCCGTATGCCCCAAATTCAGCAGCATCAGTTTCAATAGTCATTGATCAATTCCTCCTCTCTTATAAATTTTGTTATTTCACTTTCGGCTTCCAAGCATTTTCCAGCTCTTCCACCATGTCATTGCGCGCCTTGTCGCTGTCTGCTTTTGGCGTGCCGTCCTCGTTCTTGGGCTGTTCGCCCAATTTGGCTGTGTCCTCGTTGCCCTTGTCATCCGCTTTCTTCTGGGCTTCCAGACGTTCCAGAGCTGCGTCAAACCGGGCCTGGACATACACTTCATCCTTTTCATCCAATTTGGCAGCTTCCGGGCTGACTTTCAAAATGACTTGACGTTGGATGTCGATGTCTTTCATCCCGTCCTTGACTTCCACCCCGGCCAGCTGGGCAGCATCCAACAAAGCAATGCGCTGCGCCACCATTTCATCCAGCTTGGGGGCATCAATCATGGTTTCAGCCTTTTTCTTGGCCTGATCTGCCTCATCTTTGAAGCTGTCCCTTTCGGCTTCCAATGCGCTCTTGTCCTTCTTGAGCTGATCGTTTTCACTGATCATTCCATCGGCCTTTTTTTGCATATCAACCACGGCTGCTTGAGCAGTTGTCATGGCTTTGATGACCTCAGCTTCAGCTTCGTACTCAACACCATCAATTTTGATCTTTTTCATGATTTCGTTTTTCCTCCCTTCTCCAAGTTTGTGTTCCATTGCTTTTTTCTTCTTTATATCATCGGCATCCTGTTTCAGCACCATCACACCATTCCACCCGTCCATTCGGATTTTGGCCGCATCTCCTGCTCTGGCCACATCCACAATGGCAACGTGATTATATCGAATGTTGCGCTGAATTGCGTCAAACGGTACACCGTTCCACACACCTGACGTTTTCTCAATGTCAGAAGTATACCCACATGACACCGCCCTTTTTCCCGCCCGGACATCCTCAATAGCGTCTTTTGCTGCAATCCGTACCGAAGCAATCACGTGCCCCTCAAAAGGATCAATATCCACATTGTCCCCCAAATGTCCCACGCTCAACTTCTTCACGTTTTCTGCATCCAGAGCCTCTTTGGGATGCCCGTTGGTCACAGGCTGGCTTTTTAAAGTCAACAAGCTGGCCGGGTCAAATACTTCGGCTGCCGGCCGAAGTTCCCACACCACCTTTCCCTCATCTTCCACATAAGGATACACCCCTACTGTGGTGACTACTGCCCGCCCGTCCAAATACCCCTCCGGGGTGGTCTCAAATCGACTATCCCCAAAAAAAGAGAAAAAATCAATAAAATCCAAACGGCTCTGCCCAGAGGTCAATTCGATTCCGTCCTTTTTCTTGTTGCCTACGTCCCCAGCATCACCAGCTTTTTTTGTCATAGGACCCTCCACTATTGGGGTAACAAAAAGGCTGAACAACCCATATACAGGGTCACTCAGCCTCAGTTCATCTGTCAGCTTATCCACTTGAATTAAGTATATAGAAACAAATTAAAAAAGTAAAGCCTTTTTTATCCAGTTCTGGGTTGAGACTGTGCCGAGACTGGAGCACCCCCGGAAAAAGTCTTTTTGCTAGTCCGATCATTTCCTTTTGGGGAGAATCGCACACGCTCCTCCGACACCACGTCCACCCGGTCAGAAGTCTCATTCATTACAACTGTAATTTGACCAAACCTGATGTTTTTGGCCTTGTCTCTAATATGATTCAAGACTTCTGGTATTAATTCCATAATACTTCTCCCCTTTGTTTTTTATTTACTACCGTTTTATCAAAGACCTCTCACCAACAAATCTTTAAATGTAAAATGCATCGTGGGCTTCGGTGTAAAAAGATGAGACAACATACCAAGAAAGATAGAACCTGTATTCCTATTCGCGTCCGGGGTATCCGCATGGAGCACCAGCAAACCATTTTGAAATATTTTTACCACTGCTGCAGCATCAATACCGGTTATTCGTATTTTAATAGTATCTCCATTCTCTATCTCATAGCTCTCATTTTTGATAATATGCCAATTTGGTCCACGGGGGACCCATTGCCCAACGTGCATACCTTTTTCAAAATACATTCCGCTACCATCCAATAACGTCCTCACTCCAAAATAAATAGACCAGGGTCTTTCAATAGAGTGTCCCAAAGCAAAACGAAATTCATAATCAGTCCAAGTAAGAGCAATGGCATTATCATACCTCCACCTACCATCAGAATTTCCGGGGGGATTAACTGCCTCCAGCTTTTGATGATCCCCATCATCAGTAAACGTATAACAAGCAGCATCGTTCAGTACTTCTACCCACTCAGCTACATTTCCATCCGAGTTTTCGTACAAAATAGGAGCATCAAAATTCTCACTCAGCAATTTTCGACTCAAAACTTTTTTGGCAAAAGTATTCATACTATCCTCACTACTTCTTTATATCCACATCAATGCCGATTTCCCAACGCTCAATCACCTCTACCTCTCCACCTTTGTACTTTTCCATGTCCCGGATGGGGTCATCCGACCACCGGGAATCGCAGCCCAGCCCCCAAAAAAGCAGAACACACACAACTGACAACAGGATTAAAAAATCTAAAATGTCCGGTTTGTAGGCCATAATACGCACTATCCTCACACTTTCATTAAACTCCAAATACCAACAGATTATTCAAAAAATAATGCAAAAAATAGTTTGTAGCCATACCGGTTCCAATTGTTCCAGTGTCTCTGGATACAGATGGGCCGTTGGCCTCATAATACAATATCCCATCCACATATATTTTTATGGTGGTCAACGCGCCTTGTCCCTCTACAGACATTTTAAGTACACTTCCGTTTGTAACCGTACAAGAATTATTTGTAATTATATTGGAAAATGTAATAACAGGAAAAAATCCAGGCGGTGGAAACCAAGTTCCAGTGCCTCGCTTATGATAAAACCAATATCCATTTGTCAAATCGGGATAACTCACATTTCCTTCTACCCTAACCCCAAGCATTACTCCAGTAGGATAATTTACTGTTGAATCAGTATAAGTATATTGGAAATAATAATCAGTCCAAAGTTGATCAACATATTTTGCCAATCCTTTCGAATTGGTACTTAATGAAGAATTAAAATTTTGATAACTCCCACCATCTACTAATATATAGCCTCCATGGCCATTATAGGTTATAACCCAGTCAATCACATTACCATCATTGTTTTCATAAAGTATCGAGGGAACCGGGGGTACAAATCCCCCTCCACCCTGTAGCAGTATGCTTCTCCAGACCTTCCTAGCAAATATTGGAATCATCTCAACCTCACATCAATTTTGGAATATAGAATTGAAGGGAAGCATCCACACTCTGACGGATAAAAAATAAACTCTTTCCGGCCGATATGTCCATGGGGATAATGATATTGGCTGGGATTAAAAACCCTTGCGCTGCTCCCACCCCGGTTTTACTATCTACCCAGACCGGCTCATCCACCCAAAACACAATCATACTGGTTTTTTCCGGCATGGTGAATACCACCTCAGTGCTGGAAATAACCTTTGGACTTTGAATAGGAGTACCACTTGCATCCACCGTGCTAAAATCATGTGAGCGTTGAATTGATGCCTCGGATGCATCTTTTGGTAAATATCCAGTTGCTAATCTTGTCACCATTTTAGTTCTCCTCTCTTTTACGGATTATCAATAACCGGTTTTTGAATCTTTAAAATAATGTCCTCAGTCTTATCCAAAGAATTTACCCCGAATAAGGCTTGAAGCTCCAAATAGTACCGGGTATCATCTGTTAAGGGTGTTGTGTCGATCACCACGGACACCTTCCCATCAGCAATATCGGTTTTGTCAAAATCTGCATCATTCTTTGTGATAACTGCCGCCGCATCCTTATTCAACTTGATTTCCAATGTGAAAACCGCAGTTGTGATGTCCACATTATAGGTAAAAGAAAAATTCTTGATTTCCTCTCGTTTTAATGTGAGTTCGTTCGTATATTGACCATTTATTTGCACACTCATAATTTACTCCCGTCCGCTAAGAATTGCAATGTCGGGCTCCGTGACTGTAACTTCAAATTCATGATCGTTTTGAGTAGTCAAAACAATATTCAGTGTTGATTGAATTGCCAAAACAACATCTATTGGGATTCCCCCTACAGGAACATATGCATCAGTAAGATCACCAGATAACGTAAAATTCAGCAGAGTGTTGCCAAAGATGTCGATGGTTTGTTTCCCGATAATCTGCCCAAAGGTAGAGAATACCAGCTCTGATAATCCAGTTAAATCTTCTGCTGCTGTTAAATCACCAACCCCAGTGAATATTAAATCAGAAAACGCATTCAGGCTTCCTTTCCCTTTCAATATTGCGGCTTCAGTGAAGGTTAAATCAGAAACAGCATTCAGGCTTCCTTTTCCTTTCAATATTGCGGCTTCAGTAAAGATTAAATCTGTTTGCCCAGAAATATCACCAACGGCACCGCCGCTAATTATTCCAGTAGCCGTAAAGATCAGTGCGGTTTGTGCATTCAGTGCCCCGTGTCCTTTTAGTACCCCGGCTTCTGAAAAGGTCATGGTTGAAATAGCCAATAAATCCCCAACACCTTCCAAATTTCCACTTTCGGAAAAATCCAGAATTGTGGTACCGGATGCAAACATTTTTCCAATTAAAACAGCACTTTCCGTAAAAATTATATTGGCAATTCCGGATAGAAATGCTTTTCCTTTGAGTAAGGCGCTTTCAGAAAAAGTCAGATCAGTGGCCGCCCCCAGATTGCCAATCCCCTTCAATACACCACTTTCAGAAAAAATCAGATCAACTGTTCCGAATATAAAAATCTTACCGGAGAGGGATGCGCTTGTGGAAAATGTCAGGGCGGATGAACCTATTAATGAAGTTTTACCTTCCAACACCGCATTTTCTGAAAAAGTTAGGTCAGAAGTTGCTACCAGAGCACCCGATCCTTTCAATATTGCGGCTTCGCTAAATGTCAGGGTGGTAAATGCGGAAATCGGGCTTGTGGTTGGCTCACTAACCATAAGCGTCGGTGTTCTGGTATACAGATCAAGAAGGTTTCCACCGTCTCGCGTTAACCTTATTTCAATTGTATCTGTATCGGCAACATCTCCTGAAACTATTTGAAAAGACAACTCTGTTTCTGTTTCATAGTTCGCACTTATATCCAGGGCACCACCACCAGATATACCATCCTCAGTCATACCTTCGTTGCTGGTTTCAAAATTCCCACTGCCTATTTGCTGAGTGCAATCTTCTTCATCGGTAAATGTACCAGAGGCTACTGCTTTGACCACTGACGAGGTAGTAGTAATATCATTCCAACCTGCGCCATTGAGATTATATTGAAATTCCAGGTCAACATTATTGAACGAAGCCCCAGCATATTCTTGCACCAAAAGCCGCAAGCGGTAAGTGACATCTGTTAAAAGGGTATCGTCAACATTTACCAATTTCCGCCAGGTTGCGGTAGTCTCGTTGCCGTCATTATTACGTGATCTGAAACTATCTTGATCTAGTGCTCCTGAAGCCATTAGTTTTTACTCCCATACGGCTTTTCAATCCGGCTTGTCGCATTTTTAATTGGCAAACCCTGATCTTGTTTAGCTCTCCGCATAATGTCCTGATATTGCTCACTGGGAATAAGCCGCCCCATTTTTACTGCCTGGATTCTATCGAGGTCATGAAGCAGCTGGTCCAGTAAAGAGGGAATGTCTAAAATGCCATACCATTTATCATCTTTGAGAATGTACCAATCAAAACCATTCAAAATTTGCCGTCCAACATCCTGATCAAATTGAACCACAGCCTGAATATTGAATGGCGGAGCCTCTCCAGCACTACCTTGGTCACTGGAAAATACAGACCCATCTCCGTAATATATCCGCCATTCAATATCCATTTTCCCGCCCTTGCTTATTTTGACAATTTTAGTCCGCGTTCACGTCCAAGGCACCAATTGCAAATTCCGGGGTGATACCATTTGAAACGGCCAGAGGGGAGTCCAATATTCCATAAAAAAGCATATCCCCACCCGATAAGGCTGTCATAATCGCAAAATGCGTTTCTGATTCGCTGCCACCCGTAGCTGCGGGAAAAGTAACCGCCGCTGCATTGGATGCGTTGTTTCCAGCAATTGTCCATCCCGCAGTACGGCCAACCGCCACGCGTGCATAACTCGTATAAGCGGCTTCATTCGCAACTGATCCCGTTTCTGTGGGATCGGCGGTAAACAGCGCAACGTATAAATCACCATCGGCTGTACTCCCCACCAATCCTGTGGCGTCTCCGATATTGGCAAGTGTTAGATTGGCAAAAAACAATTCCAATAAATCTGTTTCAAATGTATTCGTTGCAGACATGTTTTCTTCCTCCTAATCGAATTTTTTTATTTTCCAGATGGGGGTGGTCCAAACACCTGCCCTTTGCGGGGTTGATCCCCTCCCTGGAAAGCCTGGGCCACCCTCTTTTCAGAATCATCCTGTCCTTTGGACCCACCGAACAAAAAATCAACAATAGTATTCACTTTAGTACTCATAGCTGTGAATACTGCTGAAATGAGCATAACACCCCAATCCGGGAGGTCAACCCCACCAGCCCACTTCAAAACCATCCAGATCATAAAACCAGTTACCAGCAAATACCCAATGAGGAATACCACAGCAAATGTCTTTTGCAACCCACTGTCCTTCATGTACATTTCCCGCGCTGATTGCCGATCAGCAAAGTATTTCATCTCCGCTTCCATCTCGGCCCGTTTGAATTTCAATTCAATCTCTGCTTTGGCCAGCTCGGCTCTCACCTTGTCCTCATCCGTGGTGACAAAACGGTCAATGGTTTCCCCTACGGAACTGATCACTGTCCCAAACGTACCTCCGAAAACATCACTGATCCAACTCATGGTCTCAATACCTCATCTACATCAAAATTGGGGCATGTCTTGTTAGTGTTGTGTAGGCAATGGGGATCAGCTGGAATGTCCCCATACCGTGCCCGCAGATCCCCCACCAGTCTCCGCAGGGACAGAAATTGGGCAGAAGTGAATTTATTTCCCCCAACTACCACAACCCCTACACTATCAAAATTATGTCCCCCGTCTCTACACTGCGCACCATTATAGACGCTCTCGGACCGGCCCAACTCAATAACCCCGTTGCGCCGGATGACATAATTGTACCCGCAATGAATCTCAGCCCCGTGGTCTGTTATCCCAAAACCACGTTCCTTATGCATCTGATCGATCTCTGTGAAGCCTATATCCCGGTTGTTGATTTCGTCAATCTGCTGCTGAGTGAAATTGCCTTCCGGGAATCCCATACAATGAATTATGATTCTTTTCACCCCGTCACGCATAATTATTTCCTCCCCAATTTGATTATTTGCTCACCGAACTGATCAGTGTTTTCAATTCCTTTATATCAGCTTCCAAACGGGTGTAATTTTTATTATGTACTCCAATTTGCATATCCGTGGTCTGTTTATACCCTTCCAATAACTTATCATTCATTTTGTAATTGGCCCAGAGTGCTCCGGTTATAAGACCGATACACGCCACCAATACCGCCCCCAGTTGGAACCAACTCCGGTTCAAAACCTGCTCAGCTTTTCGGGCGTGTTCATTGGCTTGCTTCGCATGGGCTTCCGCGCTGGCTGCACAAATAGCAGCAGTGCTTGAACTTGTCATTGCTTCTCTTGTAAAAGCAACAACAAAATCCACCTGTTTTGTCACCTGCTCAATCAACTGTTGCCACGCGCTCTTTTCGTACTCAGTAGGTTTGCCAATACTCACAGTTGCGCTCCCTATATATCAATAATTTCCATTAGTTGAGTACTGTATATAGTATATTTCCACAGGCTACAAAAGTCAAGGGAAATCTTTATGATGTCTTAACAATCACTAAATCAGTGGGTTTCCAAATATACTTATCCATGTCATCCATCTTTTTCTCATCATCCTTATTTGTCATTACACCACACTCCCACCATCAAATTTATATTTCCTCTAATTTAATCCATAAAACATCATATTTATTTCGCTTTGTTTTGGAACCATATTCAATGGTCTTGGATGAAAGTTCCTTGACTTTGAATTTTGAATTGGAGGCAAACAACACTTCCTGTTCAAATTTTCTTCCGTGTGATGTGATGTCCACTCCAGTCTTTGACTTTACTTCAAAACCTATACTATTCTTAATGGATGTAAAACGCTTGACATTCTTCGCATCCTTACTAAAAGAAACAAACCCCTTATCCGTTACAACGTCTCCTATTCTCAACTTAGATACAAAATTCTCATACTCCGGCCCTTCCCAAGGAAAACGCATACCACGATAAGCAGTGCCTGTATATTTAGTGGACCTGTTCAAATGCTTGAGAATATTATCCTTATGCTGCACAACCTCTTCCAAAGACACTCCGGATGCCACACTTGGAATTTCACCAGAACGCAAATTGTCATTAATTTTAGCATATCCTGTACGGGAATAAAAACGCAAGGATTTGTGGATCTGTTTTGTTTCTTTTTGACTCAATGGCTTCTGCTCAAGCTCCTCCACCACACCCACTTTCTCCACCACGTCCTCACCCAATACGCCCTCACCCACTTCTATCTGATTACACCCACTTCTATCTGATTATCAGCCGCTCTCATCAACTCATCAAAAACCGGCGCACCATTGCAGCGACACCGAATGGGAATGCCTGGGTGCTGTTTAGGCATCTTCCCACTCCGCTTAATCCACGTCTTGCCTTTATCCTTGGAATACTTTGTTGGATCATCCCAACGGCACCGCTTCCCCTCCATAACAAAATGGGATGGTCTGGATTTTGGGTATTTCCCAAATGGGTTTCCCCGCACCCTCTCATCTAGGGCCGTGCTCCACGTGTATTGATCAATTCCGGCCTCGGTCTGTCTTTTCTCTGTTATCCGACCATTGAGCTTACCAATTTGATCAGAAGCCAGAAGGTCTGCCCGGCTCTGAGTAATATTTTTATTCAACCCCCTGACATCACGGCTCACAGCGTCCCATGTCCGGCCGTCCATAACCGCATCAGACACCATGACATTCAACCGCTTGACATATTCCCCGGATAGGCTGCGAATAAGTGTGAAATTGGTATCAGCCCAGGTATTTGTGACGGCTGGCAACCAGGGCTCCGGTGGGAAGTGCAAACCGTCCGCATATTGATTAATAAATTTTCCGAATTGGCCCTGGTTGTATGACTCAACCTTGTGAGCAACCCCCTTCAAATAAGCCAGCCGTTCCGCCTCCTGACTCACAAATAACTTGGAATCAATATCATGCAAAAAACTATTCAAATCCTTCATGTCATCGGGCAATTCATCAACCCGGACCCCATTTGGCTGATACACCTCAAAATTGGGGTTGTCCTCCCGCAATGCAGCCTTGAATCCCTTATCCCATCGGTCATTGAGATATGCTTTGAGATGGGATTTGAGGACCGTCCCAGCTTTCCCAATAAATGCTTCATCACCCCGGAAATCCCGGAGCATCCGCTGGTAATTACTTTCCAACCAGAGATATGCCGGCCGGGTGAACGCACGCATCAACTTAGTGATTTCCTGCTTATACCCCCGCTCAATCGCCCTAGGATATAACCATGACTGACGGCTGGGGCGTTTGCGAGTGGTTCTGCGTTGCCCAACTGTCATACGGGTCCGCTTGTTGATAATGCTTTGCAGCAATGGGCTATCTAATGGGTCCTGAAAGGCCATGCTTACTCCTCAACCTCAGTGCGGTCAATCCCCGCCTGAAGTTCAGTATCAAAACTGTATCCACCTTCAAATCTGGAGGTTGTCACTTCCTCCGGGGCCAGCACCTGGGTATTGATATAAATCTCATCAGTTTCAGCTTGCTTTTTCCGCATCTCCACCATTTGCTCTTGCGTAGGGGACCACGGATCGTTGAAGGTGAAAGACATTTCCTCTTTTTGTCCAAATGTCAACGCCATAATACTCAACAATTTAGCCACAGGATTATACAACCAATTCTGTTGATCAGCCCGTATGGTATCGTAATAATTCCGCAAATCGCTTTCCCCCGTGGCATTCATACCAGCTGGGGACCTTCCAAAAAGCCGGGTGACCGGGATACCAGACACCCCGGAAAGCATCATCATCATGCGATCCCATAAATCAGCCAGCCCTGCCACACTTGCGGTATTGCGTCCAAACTCCTCCCCAGCCCCTAGGAACACCGAGTTGATCATACTCTTGGTTTGATTAATCACACTGATGCGGGTTTGGATGGCCTGGACATCATTCTGCTCCAGGAGTTCGGCCAGATTTTCAAATTTGTATACACCTATGATCATTTCATAAATGAGATTGGAAATGTGTTGTTCCATCCCGCTGTAATTGCCCAGTTTCTCGTTTACAGCCTGAAGCGCACTCACTCCCCAATACTGATAATCAGTCCCAGACAACTCCGTGGCAAGTGTCACGTCATCCGGGATCGGGTCCCCTTTAAAAATCAAGCAACGGCTCGCATGCACATCCAAATGCTCCCCTGCCTTAGTAGTGACTGGGAATATTTCAACATCCTGAAAGTAGGGACTGGATGGATCTGTGTTTATACTCTCAGCTGTCAGCCGCACCCTTGAAGGGGGAAGAACTGTCAAGCTTGTGATTTTGCTAGCCCGTATGAGGGGAGTGTTTAACTCTCCGCCTCCATCTACTCCCACAATCACCAAACTACCCCTATACAACCGGGTCCATTTTACAGCCAAATTGATTTTTGCTAGGGCTGAAATCCGACGCATTTCCTTACTGTATTTTTCATCTTCATCACCGTCAATAGAGATACCGGCACGTGTCATATCGTCAGCCGGGGCATCCACAATCTTGCGTGCCCAACCGTCCCCCACGTACACCCTGGCCAGTTCTGAGTCCTGCATAACTTTCAATGTGCCAAATTTATTAAATAGGGTCTTATCCGAGGATGTGCCTAACCCGGACAACAGGTTTTGCCAACCATCAACCCTGAATGGGGTACCGTCCGATTTTAACAGTCCGGCTGATTTCCCCCCACCGTTCCCATTTCCCATGCTTTTCTTATCCATAATGGTGTCCTCCCAAAATTGTCATGCTTGTCCTATTGACAAACTATTTACTCCATAATGCTCCTCCACCGGCCTGAGCTGGATAAAACTTTTCACGTAACAAACTGGCTACACTATCCGGGGCATCATTGGGTTCCTGCTTTTCCCGATAGTCTGTAATTTGGGCCATATATTCCAAATTGGTGTGATTCTCCCAATCAATTTTACGCCAGCTCTTGAGCAGGTATGTCTGAATTTTTATATCCTTATTTGCGGACTCGTGATAATCCTTCACCATTGGACAATGCTTGATTTTCTTCTCCACAAATAACTTGGTTATCACCCGGCGCAGTTCTTTACCACCAAACCCTTTATCTGCATTTGTTTCCAAATAAATAGTCCGCGCCCTATTTTCTGCACACGTCACAACCACATTCTCAAGCACTCCGTCCTTACTGAAATCCTCATAAAACATCCAACCCCGCGCCTGATACCGGTCTGAGGTGCCCGGCCTCCGGCTCATAATCGTCAAAGCCCCTGTATGATCACCCGCATACTTGGCGTCAATATGCGCATATGTCTGAGTAACACCCTTCCAATTCCAATTGACAAATGACGGGTCTGTGAATATAGCGTCCTCGTCTGCAATAAATTTAAGATCATAATTGATAGCAAATAACAACGGTGTAGTGGTTTTCCTCTTTTCAGCAATTTCATCATCTGTCAGCAATCCAGCCCTAGTAGTATCCCATTTATCGGGCCGGGGCATTCCCTCCATACTCCAGGCATCATCTTGGTGCCACGGCGTTCCGGTAAAACCCACAGTCTTACCGGGATCAATAATATTGGTCAACAACTCCCTAATATATTCCTTGGTCTTGTATCTCTCAGCCTTACTAAGCCGATCCTTCAGGGTCACAATGTCATCTGGCAATATCTTGTCATAATGGGAACCAGTAATGCTGGCATTAATACCATGGCATGTGATATTGCCCTCACGCGTCACTTCCCGCTTGAAGGAAAATGTGACTGTGTTGTCTTTGTCTACAATAAATCGTGGGACTTCCCCATGGACTAATGCAAATAAATCCCTTAATTTTTCACGTTTGAAATGTTGCCGAACGGCATACAGAACTTTGGCCGCGTCTGTATGCGTTTTTCTTATAATGGCAATACGCTCCTCCGGCCAAAAGAGCAAACGCCATATACTACCAACTTCAACCACCGCTGTGGTTTTATACGCACCTCGATGGGCCATTAAGGCTCTGTGTGAATCAAACTTGCCATCAAGGTCCGGCACTTCATCAGGACACCAAATATACCTGATCCAGCCGGAATGCATTTTTGTCAGCCGAGTGTACCCCAAAAAATTACCAAGGAGGTGCGGATGGAAATACACCGCTTTAGCAAGCCGGGTGATTTCCGCAGGGTCAATCCTGCCCTGATCCAAATTCTGTATCAGGTTCGGTTGTGGTCTCTCTAGCAATGTCGACATTCTCCCCGCCCCTTTTAAAACCATCCACCATATGCCTGAGCGTGTCCAACGTCTTGCCCCCCAGATTTAATGTAGGTGGACTTTCCTTAAACATTTCAATGTATTTTGCCAATCGATCCACCGCAGTATCCCGGTTGGCCAACTTCATTTTGATGACTTTGACATCCGCGTCCTTACCAAAGTATTGAGACTCAATTGAATCAATACAGCACCGCCATTCCTCCGGCACATCTTCCAACTTTTCAAACTTAGGGGACCCATCCTGATTGACAAACATCTCAACATCATAAAACGCCCTACGCCACAATTGTTTGATGATTCTATCTTCCAAATCGGTCTTGTATTTGCCCAGGCTATGGGCCATAATTTGTTTAATAGCCACCTGTATCTTCGGCCTGGCCATGCACTCGCTCGCACACGAATTAATCACATTCCGGCTCACGCCTTTTCTAGCAATATGCATCTCATACGCATCAGACGCATTATGCCCATTGGTAAGCCACTCCCCAATGAACTTCAGGAACTTGGGGGGTAGGTCAAACCCTTCCCAGCCCGGAATGAGTTTTCTAGCTTCCGCTAAGGAAACGGGTGTCATAGGTTTCCTCTTATCTTTGTCTGCGGGACTGTTTATTGTCATGACTTGTATTATACGCCCGGAAGGAACCCTAAGTAAAGCCTTATCTTTAAACGTTTAATTCTTTTTAAGGGTATATTTGGAAGGGTTTGAGGGGGTTTGGGGGGTGTTTCCCGGAATAACAGGATGTTTCCCTTACGGGCAATTGTGGAATTGCGATTATTCCAGGATACCGGGAAGTGGTAGAATTATAGATGAATGCTTAGTGTTTCCTCTTGTATTTACTTTCTTATTCTCCCATTTACCACGATGGGGGTTGAGGGGGCACCACACAGATGATTCCTTTTCCGGATTGTATAACTCTCCGCACCACCGGCAGCGTCTCATGAGTTTCTTTTTCATATTTTCCCCCTCCCCGGCTTCAAAATCATATTCATATTCTAAACTGTAACCCGATCAGAATTCAAATCTGACCGGGTTACAATCTGCCCATCAACTAACTTTTTCCTTTTTTAGTGGGGGGACATGGTCCCTTCCCCTGCCCGGTCCGTGGGCCTTTTCCTTCTGGACCAGTTCCGCTTTTCTGTGGCATATCATTCTCCTTTCCTCTTGTAATATAGTACTTATCCATATCACCCCGCTTCGAGTTCGGATATGAATTTGTCTAATTCGGTGACCGCTACACCCCACCCGGCTTCGGGCCGGAATCCCCCCGCAACTTTAATGGCTTGCATCATTTCCCGCAACCGCCGTGGCACGTCCGGCTGTTTCTCAATACATTCCGGGCACTCCACATAAGCTCTGATAATTATATGTTCCGGCACTTCTGTGGATACGGATTTTCCACAAGTCGAACATCTAACCCTATTTGTCACGATTGGCACTGGTTTGTCGGTCATAGTTCCTCCCACTTTGCCTTATTCTCTTTGATCCACGCTTCAAATTCACTGACATTTACCACCTTCCTACAACCAAAAGACGACCAACGACCATATTTCACTACGAGTTGACCCCCCAAATTAACATCAACAACATGAGCTGTCTTTTTCCCTCGCCATATGCCAATAAATTTTTTGCTTTCCTCCCAATTTCTATACTCCACTTGCTTGTCATTGGTCATAACTTTTTCCTTTCTATTGTGAAGGTACAACTTCCATAACCAGATAATCGCAGAGTGTCTTTGTCATTGGGTTGTCCTCCCCCAATACCCCCACACCTGACATCAAATCCACAATCATACTCTTTGCCCTGCACCGTAAAAAATGCCGAATCAGCGCCATTCGGTTTCAAAGTGATGTCTGTTATTTCTGTCTGTAGGCATTCTCCGCCCTCATCTTGTAAATTACCACCAATCCACTCACTTTTTTTATCAACAAACTGGCCCCACAGGGTGTAAACTTTTCCATTTACGGATTCCATTATTCCCCCACCCTCCCATAAATCTGTTCAAAATCCAGTCGATCCAGTGTAAAAAATTGACCCTTGCTATTCCTTATCACCCATCCCCCCGGTAAAACATCCTTATCCCAAAAATCTTTCATCGGGAGAATCAAACAAAGATTGAGGGCATTCACCATCCAAGTTGATGGTTTCCTTCCCCAATTCCGGGGCCAGCCCCCGATCTGCCGGCCGTTCTCCGTTGGGTTCCATTTCACGGCCTCAATCGTCCTTGATTTCCTGAAGTATATGTTTGATTTCCTGAAGTATATGTTTGGTTTCCTGAAGTATATGTTTGGTTTCTCCTCCTGCTGGGGTACGATTCTATATGACAAACATTTCAGACAAGTAAATTTGGCATACCCGGCAGCCGGGTAATTTTCCCTTTGCATTTCCATCCCACAATCCCTTTTGCGACATCGCATAATGGGGCCCCCTACCTTTTGATAATTTCTTGCCAAGTCTCATAATCATACACACAAACCACCCGGCCATCCCTCAACAATATCGAGGAAAGTTTTGGATTAGAATGACCACAACAACAAGCCATCGTTTCTATTCCGGCCATATTGAGAGCTGCTACCACTGAAGCAATACAATAGTCCACTCCATACGATTTGCCGCTTTTGGTTTTGAATATTACTTGCTCTTTTCCACACGTACTGCAAGCCCTCTCATGGTTGACAACCTCTTTGGTGTCTGAGTATCGCCATTTTCCCCCATCAAAATAGATTTGATGACCCGAACTTAATGATTTAACAGTCATTGCTTGGCCTCGGCTACTTTTTTATATTAATAATTCTGGTCAATATTTCCTCTGCTTCATGTCCACAGATCGCTCCTTGAGATAATCCATCCACATCCCAATTCCAACAATACCGGGGTCCAACACAAATCTAATAAACACCAGGCCCAATCCCACCCCAATAAAGATTTTCCAGAATATTGTCTTTGGGAAATCCGAAAACGCCATTGCAATAATAATAGCTGTCAAAATTGCCACCAGAACGAGACTGCCAAAAACCCCTACAACAAGACCCCATAAAGCCCTAGTCCGGGGTTTCATACTCTCTCCGTCCAAACACCCCAGGCATTCTCATCTCCGCAGGCCTCGCATTCATCCATATACTTTTCACACTCTCTACACTTCCCCCTGCATTTGTATCCGGGACGGCAAATTATGGACAGCGTCCCATCATCCCCACACGGCATAAGGTCCCCAACAAGACACCCGCAATGATCAGTGCACAGCCCATCATAGCCGTGATCCTTGAGCCACTGTTCAACTATACTTTTGACTGTGATTTCCTCGGTACTGGGAATATTCGTTGTTTTTCCTCCCTGGCCTTTCGGCTCGGAAATTGGCAGGACTTCGGGCTTTGGTTTCTCAAATGTACTCATTCCTTCACCCCCAAACAAAATTGTCATACACCACAGCAATCATAATTCTACCCCCCACCCAGCAACTTTGGCCAACTCCGCTGCTGAATCATCTTTTTCATCTGTTCCTGATCCTCAAAAAAACGGTCCATTCTGTCCGCCAATCCACAAAAAATCATGATCATTTCGTAAAAGAATTGAGCTGCTTCATCTGAATACGGCATTTCCCTAGATACTTCTTTATCTTCCTTCGGGGACTGTGGAAACATGTGAACAAAACTTTGAAGTTTTTCTTCAATAGTTTTCGCCTTCCCAAGATCATAAGTACAATATTCATATTTGCATTGGATAGACGATGGCCGCGTGTATGTCGTTTTATTCATAATACGGGCAGAGATTCCAATATGATACGCAGAACCCACACTAGACGATCCTTCATCACGACCCCGCCATTCTCCCTTATCCCCCAAATAATCCTCACACTCATAACCATTTGGAACTATTTCACCCTTTTCCGATCTATAATAATGAGCTTTATTAATCCATTGATATACAATCACCTTCTCAGTTGTGATCTCACATTTCAAATAATCGCTAGCCAGCATTCCAATAATTTTTACACATTGCTCCATTTCTGCACCAAAAACACTAAAAATCCCACCCTTGCGTGGAGGAATACGGACGTACACTAAATGGTGACGGTGCTCACCAAACACCCTACTCAATACGGGTTTAACCACCTCAGATAATTCTTCAGGGATGGTAAACCTAAACATCCCATTGGAATCAAGAGATACCTGAGAAGTCCACTCAAGAACTTCCCCGGAATCGGAATAAAATTTGAATTTCCGAGACTTCAATTGAGTCATATTACACCATCTTCCACAGGAGACACAAAATCACAAACACCGCACTGACAACCCGCAACAAAACCCTTCCCAACATCAGGCCTGAATCAGATTCATCCGGCCGGACCTTTGGCTGATTGACTTGGTAATGTATGGAAATGCGCCTGGTCATTTCTGTACCTCCTGTTTTTTAAAATAATCCTGCCGCCGTCGCCACCAACCTCTATCCCAAATCTCAACAGACCGACATAGTTTAGAACCAATAAAGATGTCGCGCTGCGTTCTCCCTCTATCTCTATTCGGGGATGAGTACAGCACTTTGGTTTTTCGGCAGAACCTTTTGACAAAATTCTTCCAACACCGCACATACCACATATCCCAACCAGGAAAAATGACAGACAGATGCCAATCATCATACCAATAAACAGCCACAACTACTATCCAGGCAACGAACCGCCCCCAGAAACTGGGTATAGGGATATATAGCCCACAACAGGATATTGTTGCCGCTTGCAGACTTTTTGATGGGTTCAAGCACCGACAGCCATTTTCATAAAACTCACAGTTGATACAGCTCCGGCGCATCAGTCGCACATTCCGGGGAAGTCTGCACCCTCTGCTTCTTGAATTGCTTCCACCACCGTGTCCGCCATTCCTTCAATTTCGGACAAATCTGAAGGTGCTGAAAGCTCCCTCAGAGAATCAACAGCATTGTCCAACGAATACTTGCAAGCTTCCACCTCAGATTGCAAACACGTCAACTTGGATTCCCCATCGTTATGAATGTCATCCACAAGGTTTTCGACCTCCTCCAACAACTCGATCTTTTCTTCATTCGAGAGCTGCCCACTGGCAGCCTTTTTCTCAAATTCCTGAAGCTTGTCCGCAGCCTCTTGTAAATCCGCACACACCTCTGCACATCGGATTGCTCTACTTTTGTATTTTGGCATAACTCATTCCCCCTTTTTGTCCAAGCACCTTATATCAAGGCCACCATCAATCCCGGTGTAAACAATAGCATAATTGAGGGGGCTGGCTTCTTTGATGAAGGGATTGTTCATAAAAAAACTGATGGTGATTTCCCCAATACCACGGAAGTCCGCAGCCGTGCGGGTTCTTATAGCAAAATCCTTTACCTTTTCCCGGCCTCCAAAATCCTCAATGATTTTCTCAATTTGATGCCCCCAAACATTCTCTGACTTCGTATAATAATATTTATACATGACTATTCCTTCCCCTTCTCGGATTCAGGCTTAATCACCACCGGGGTGATGCCCCGCTTCTCCAGCTTCTCGATCTCTTCATCATTCTCATCCCCACGCACAATCTGCTCAATGCGCTGAGGAAGGAAAGCAGTAAAAATAGCTGGAAAGTCCGGCTGACCTCCAACCACACCTTCGCCATTACCGCCCTTGCGGTGGGCCAGCAACACCCAGGTCTCACCAACTTTGAAACCTCTGGGAATGGTATGAATGCGCCGGGAAATGCCCAGGCGCAGGGCCTCTTTTTTGAAATCCTCGGCAGTCTTGTAAAAAGTTTGACCAACCCAAATCAGACCGGCCCTGGTCTGTTGCGTCCAATTGCAATAGGCCGTGCCACAAAACCCTAGTTCTGTCTGTTTTTCTTCACAAGACTCACACACCAAACCCTTTACCAATTCCTTAGGGTTCACCCAGGTCCATCCCAATGCCGGCTTGATGCCATGCCCACATGTGGGGCAAATATCCAATTTCAATGGGAGCAACCCACACCCATGAAAACCGGGTTCACTAATCAGATACAGGCCCCCCATTTTGCGATAACCGCAACCACGTTTTGAATCATATGATACCTTGATCGACATATCAGTGCCCCCTCATCAAATTGTCCTCGATCCCTAACAAAGCAACAATTGCCTCATCATACGTCTGACAGGGTGTCAGAACTTCCAAAACATCTTCAGCCATCATTTCCTCCATCCTTCGCTGCTCAAAGCCGACACTCACGCTAACGGTCAGCCCCCCATTTTTGAACTCAGGAAAATCCCGAAACCCCAACCGCCGGATGATCTGACAAATCGCGCTCCGCGTCTGGTACGTATTATTGATCTTTGGTGAATGCCAATCAATCAATTGTGACATTATTCCTTCCTCCCTTTTATTCTACATCAAACCATTCCGTAGTGACTGCCAACAAATTATTGTAATCCCCAGACCGGGCCTCACTCATGTATTGATCAATTTCCTCTTGCGGAAATCGCGCACGTTTCATTGCCTTACTGGCCTTTCCCAAAATAAAAAAGGCATTGCCGTCCTCTCCTATCAACTGCAACTTCAATCCTGTTTTTGATGGCATTGTCCGTCCCCCTTACTATTCATCATTCCACCAGCGTTTCAATTCGCTCCAGGCATCCCGGCAGCGTGACCATGACCACCCATCTTTATCGGCCAGGGTCCGATAAACCGTATTAAACCCCGGAATATGCCGGCCACCCCGACTGTTGCCATTAATGTCAAACCATCCTAAAAGCAAACCATTGAGAATCACCTTTGCGTCCCCATCAAGCATAATAATTTTATACAAAAACTCATCCTGATCGTTATTATAGGGTATGACCCCTAGTATCTCTCCTTGCCCACTACTTATAGGATCAAATGGAACCGTCCGGTGATCCCAAACTCGAAACACCCGCCGTCCCAAATCGCGCAGACGATGTGTCAGATATGTTCCAAACTTGACCCCAAACCGATGATCGTACTTCTCCAGGGTCTCACAAAAAATCAAATATGCTTCCCCCAAAGCATCATCAAACTCCGATCCCACTGCCTGAGACGTTCCCCAGGCAGCCTTGCGAACCATATTGTGATACTGCTCCAGATACTTATCAGCTGTTTGGTTGTCCATATCAATAATCTCTCTTGTCATAAAAAGGACCCTTAGGGTCATCACTACCATTTGACATCAAATCCACAATGCTACTAATATCTTTGTATTTTTCTAATGTTTCTTCAATTTTGTTATGAAGATGCAAAACATCTGACCAATCTTCCGTCCAAAAATCCCCACCATCTCGCATAATCCGAACCTTTATTTGCATTTTCCGTTCCCCCTTTAGATTGTCCCGGCCGGAGCCGGGGTACTCTGCTAGACATGAGTAACATTCCAATTTGTCCCTTTGGGCAATCTCTTTTTGTGCTTTTTCATACTCAATATAGCTTTTCCAACCCGAACCCGCGTTGTCACTATCAGTAAATCTCGTTGCCCAAGCCCACAACCCGTATCGGCTTCATCCAGGGACAGTCCACATATCCCCCGCGTTCCCCTTGTTTGAGTTGTTTGGATATGCCCCGGAGTAATCAAATCCCAGGATTCCCCGGAAAGCATAATTGAGCTTTTGAACCTCAGCTTTGACATAAATCTCCATACTGTCTTTCAGGTTTGTTGCCATGATTGATCCTCCTCCTGAAGACTCAAACTATCCACACGCTTTACATTTCGCAATTTTTCCGTCAATTTTTCCGCTTTCAACTCAAGTGCTGCATCAATCATATCCCTGTAATACTCTGCCTCGTAATGTTTGAATGCATCGGTCATCACAATTCCGTCTAACCGTGCATATAAGAGGCATCGAGTGGATACGATTTCCTGTGTGTTTTTAACGGCATTCACGTGCTCGGATATAAGCGTTTTCATTTCCTCATGTGTTGGTTTTTTCATTTCGTTCTCCTCTCAATAATTTGGTAGTATTTTATTCTAATTCCAAGGCATTAAAATCTAAAAAATCTAATAATTCTTGATAATAAGCAACCTGGTCACAAGAATAAAGTACGCGTGACGGATCAAATTCTAGTGTGCCAATTTTAATTACTTTGGTATAAGAGTCTAATTCTTCATTAAATAGAGACCTAGCTTCTTCGTATGTAATTGTTTTCATTGAGATTTCTCCTTTCTAATAATTTGGTGGTGTATAATGATCTGCTTCAGCTTACATATTAACGTAAAAATATAATACTATGATAATCATAAAGCTAATAAGACAGAATATCCAGGGCGTAAACATGAGCAATATATCTTCTTGGTGTTCGGCTGCTATTCGATCATGTTGTTCTTGGGTATACATTTATTTTATCCTCCTTTTGCGTTTTAAGTCCGTTTTATCCAAGTCAAACATTTCTTGTTCATGCGCTGCATATACTTTGTCTGCTCCCCCTTTATTTTTCTTTCCTTACTTTAATTAAATTATACCCTATTTCAAAAAAGAAGTCAAGAAAAAAATTAATAAATTTTAAACTTTTTTTTCAACCTCCGATCCACACTAACCATACTTTTCGTAATTCCCAAAAATTTTATATAAAAACTTTCTCCGTCTATCTCTAATTTTCGAATATTTATAAAAAAAATAAATAGAATAAATTTTTTTTCATCCTTGACTTTCCCCATCTCCGCTCCTATAATATTTTCATAAAATAATTTGACAAAATACTAACATCCCAAACAACACCTCTTCAATCCGGCTGGGCTTGGGCCGTTGCTAAGAATTTTCTCCAATCCGTTCCCCCAGGAAGCTAACCGGAATGGAGGAAGGGCAGCCCAAGCCTACCTATTTTTTTTTCAACGAGGATGCGATTTTAGCCGTGATTTTTACCCCACGGCTATAGGAGGTACCCACAAACAATAAAAAACATCCTCGTGGAAAAGAAAATCCTTATTTTATAAGGGTTTTCTTAAATTTCACTAATTTTCCCTTATTTAAAACTATTGATTTAAAAAATCCTTATTTTATAAGGGTTTTATTTTATTAATTTTTTTAGACCCTTGTGAAAACACAAATATGCATAAAAAAGAGAAAATATGACCATTGAAGACACCCGCACCCCAGAAGTGGAAGCTGTCAGCAAAATAAATATAGAAGGCAATATCATCCCGCACGCCTGGTACCTTCACATCAGAAAAAAATCAAAAGACCCAAATACTCCATTATCCAGCAAACCAAACCTTTTGGCAATTGTTATCCTATCTGACATTTTGTATTGGTATTGGCCCGTCATGACCAAAAATGAAACTACTGGGGAAATAATCGGGCTGAGAAAAAAATTCAAAGATGATCAACTCCAAAAACAATATCAAGATTATGCTGATTTTTTCGGCTGCCCAAAAGACACCGTCAAGGAATCCATGACCCTTCTGAGTGACCTGGGATTGATAAAAATTTCATTCAGAACGATACACACCAAAGACATCACCATCGGAAATGCCACTTTCGTGATTCCAATTCCAGAAAAAATCAAACACATTTGTGACTCAAAAGCTCAACCACTGTGGATTGGCACAAAATCCTCTAATTCCATGACGTATCAAAAAAAAAGTACCCCTATACCACAAAACCACCCCTACCCCCCAAAAG